CTGAGTGGCCTGAGCCGGACCTTACACGCCATCTTGTGGAGGACAGAGAGCAAGTGCTCTGCATGGCACAGAACATCTACCATGAGGCCCGGGGTTCCACCATTGATGACCAGATGGCTACGGCCTTGGTTGTGATGAACCGTGTGGCGTCCCATCGGTTTCCCAACACGCCCTGTGAGGTAGTCTGGCAGAATCGCCAGTTCTCATGGACTCATGATGGTCGATCTGATACGCCTCGTGATATGGACGCATGGGCATTGGCACAAATTATTGCTGGACAGATCTATGATGGTCGTGTATATGATATTACTGAGGGTGCTACCCACTATCATACCTTGACAGTGAATCCAAATTGGTCTAGATATAGAGACAACGAGCAGATAATTGGTGCTCACTTGTATATGATTTTGACTCGATAGGAGATTTATTATGACTGATACTATGGACAGGGATAAGCACCGAGACGAACTTCTCTATGAACTGATCGAGAAGGCGAAAGGCAGTGAAACCCATTTCGCAGCAGTGGTAACTCAAGACCACAAAGATACCGAACGTGCCGGGCCTCCTGACAGTATTCTCCTGTCACAATGGCTAGAGAATCAGCTGAGCCTGCGTGGCAGGATCGCAAAAGAGGTTGAATCTCTTGCGGACGTTACCTCTTGGACTGATGTTAATCCGGAATGTAACGATGAAACCGTCGATAGCATCATGGCTCTGATCCAAGAGGCGTATAGTGATGACTAATCACAGCATCACATACTATGTACGCTATCCTACGGGACGCACCAAGCTGCCTGACGGGACTGGGGAGTACGAAGCAGAGAAAGAGATGTGGAAGCTGCGCAAGACCTATGACTGGGTAGCGCTGGATCGTATCGAACAAGTTACGATCCTTGACACACAGGAAGTGGAGAATCAAAATGGCCGCATTTGACAAACAGGGGTATCCTTGCCCAAAATGCCCCGGAGGTGTTCTCCGTGCAAAAGACAGATATGATATGAATGACAATCTGGTTCAGTGCTGCTATTGCTCCCATACAGAAGAGCGGTGGGCTGGGAAAGACACCGAGCCCGAGCCCGAACCGAGTTTAATTGACTCCACAATTTCATTTATGAAGCGCTACAAGTGGGCAATTGCATTCGCATCTCTGATCATTCTCACTATTATATATGCTGTTTCCCTGTTCGTGAAACAGCATATATATGAATCCCCAGAGCGAGCTGTTCTACAAGAGTTAGCGGATCGATACAATGTGCCTCGTCCGGGCCTGATGGTGTACGAATTCGACAAGTTCCATTGGAATGGGGAAAATCGCCTCCGAACTATTGGATATTATCGACCATCTAGACGAACTATCTATATCCTACCGTGCTCTCGGAATGATCCTGAGGAATGGCTAGAACTAATACATCATGAATTTGTACACTATTATCTCGATGAAACCAATTACAGGGGAGATGGCCACGGTCCTGCCTTCATGCGGGTTATGCATGATCTTGGATACCGGAGAGGAGACATTACATTCGATAGTCGGGTATGCACTCCGGAGCATGCCACCTGATAATTTAGAGTTTGTGTTTGGAGACTAATATGGCTGCAAAGAAAAAAACAATCTCTCGTGTGGAATCACGGGACAAGGCCAAACAATATGATGCCCAATACATGGGAGACGAGCCTACATGGGAAGGCGTGGAGTTTATTGACGACTCTGCTCGCCGATCTGCGAAAATCGACGCATTCAACTGGTACAACTATTTCAAGCCCGAAGCCTCTGACTATCGGGATGATGTAAAGACTTGGCTGCGGTCCAATGAGAATCTGTCCGCAACCCAAGCAGACCGAGTTGCCCGGGCATGGGAAAATGTACAAGCTGCTAAATTGTGCGCCATGGCTAACAATGATTGGAAGCTGTCCGAGAGCGAAACTGATCTTGTACAGTCCGCATACTCTGCTGCCACGTTCATTCCCGAGGAAGTTACTACAGAAGCTCCAATTAAACCAAAGAGAACAGGCCCTGTGCGTCCAAAGATGATGGAGGCTCTAGAAGAGCTGGAAGATCAGTGGGTAGAGGGCCTGACCGGCTCTCTGTCCCTGACCATCCGTCAGGCCCAGTACAAGGATTCCAAGATCAGCCTTGAGACCTTTGCCCGCCCGTGGCTAGAAGGCCGACTGGCCGAGTACACCACAAACTGGGATAAGGAAGGCTATCCACATCTCACAGTGAAGGCCAAGAATGCCCGAGTGAAGCTGTTGAAGACTCTGATCAAGGAGCTGGATACCCTTACTGCCACTAAGAGGGGCGTGAGGAAGAAGAAAGCACCAACCAAGGCCCAACAGGCCAAGAAGTTCGTTTGCCTCTCAGAGAGCCCTGAGTTCGGTGTAAAGAGCCGTCCAGTGAAGGACATCATTGGAGCACAGCGTGTATTCCTGTTCAATGAGAAATACCGCACACTCACAGAGCTGGTGGCCAAAGATGATACTGGCTTTGGCGGCAAGGGTATGGAGATCACCAATGTGGATGAATCCAAGTCACGTGCAACAAAGTTACGAAAGCCTCTTGACGTACTGCCCAAAGTCTGTAATAATGCCCTTCGTACAATCCACAAGACGTGGGGCGGGCTGACGACCAAGGATGTCAAAGCCAATCCACGGCTGAACCGAAACACTGTGATACTGAGGGTATTATGATGACTGACGAAGAGCATTATTACGCCATGGCAAAGTCTATGGGACTTAAGCAGGATGATATGACTGTTGTGTCTGGTACAGGAACAGAGGGAGACCCTCTTATTCTGGGCGGAACGGCCATTGACGAGCTGGCTGCTTTACTTGATTTGGCTGCTGCCCTTGATCTGGCTGATGAAGAGGAAGAGGATGAAGAGGATGAAGGTACCGGCATTAGCACATCGGAGCCAGAGACCCCACAATCTATTGCTGAGATGATTATCTACCAGTATGTGAAGAGTCAACGTGGGTCATGATCTGCTACCGAGATAGAAGCTGGTGCGTTCATAGTTGTGGTAACCTTGAGTGCGACCGCAACTTCACTGAGGAAGAAAGTGTGCGAGCCAACAAGTGGTGGGAGATGTTTAACTCTCCTGATAGTGACCCGCCGATTGCCATCATGGACTTCAAGACCGAAGACTGTGGCTATAAGGAGCCTGACAATGGCTGATCATCGTTGCATCCGTGGTATCATCTGGAAGCTGAATGACGATGAGGGGGCTGCGTTTATTCGTGTGCCTTGCTATGTCGGTGACCCTGAGCCAGAATATAATCCCGGTTGCCTTGATGATTGGTCTCAGGGGTATGCATTCTGTCCCAAGTGTGGTACGCCTGTAGACTCTCCCGAAGAACATCAGGAATGGATGGACGAATGAATAAGTGCTACTTCTTTGAGATAAAGAATACCGAAGGTTATATCTGGCATGGTCGAGTGGGAGAAGTTCACCATGCGCCAGATGGGTCACTGATCGAAATTTATGTTGACAATGGCGTGTGGTCTGGTACAATAGACACCAATGGGATATTGCGTGTCGATTTCACGAACGAATGCTTTGACCTGACCACCGGAGAATATACTTTCGACTGGCACTGCAAGGAAGATGAGCCACTCGGATGCCCGATAGTATTATAGGAGACTGATATGAACAACCAAGAAATTTTTGACACTGTTGCCCGCCATATCATCAAGCAAGGTAAGCCAGCCGTAAATGAATATGGAGATTGTAAATACCGTACCGCAGATGGAAGTATGTGTGCAGTAGGGGTTCTCATTCCCGATGATGTATATACTGAAGATATGGAGTGGATGGTTCCGGACCATCTGGCTACTGACAAGTACATTAGTGTCGATGATGGCGCTAAAAGTGGGGTTCTATTACTAAATCTTCAGGCTGCTCATGATATGGATCTTATGAGCTGGGATGATGACGATAATATCGTACCTGACTTTGATACGTGGGCGTCTGCTATGCGTCATATTGCCAAAGAGTATTCCCTGAACACCAATGTCCTCTATGATGCTCTGAAGGAAGCCGGTCACAATGTCTCGAATTGATAAACCCCGGGTAAGGCTGACTCACTATGGAGTCGATGGTACATTTGATTATTTCATTAGAGACGAAGGCTATATCGAAATGATGATGGAATACCTTGACAATCAGGGCATTTTATCGGACTCTACTCGTGATGCCGTATCCAAGGATGAAGGTACCGGTCACAGTGGCTCGAATTGATGAAATCAGAGCCCGCCTAGAAGCGGCTAAATGGCTAAATCCTCCCGAGCAAAATGTCGAAATGGAAGGCCACCGAAGTTGTAGGCATGTCAGGATTGACTTGGGAGAAGACGAATACTGTGTCGATGTGAACGAAGAATCTACCGGAGAGTTCATAGTCCACGCCAAGTCTGACATCGAGTATCTGCTAAAGCATATTGACATGCTAGAAGATTCTGTGGTAGTATACCGGCTTGGTGCTATGGAAAAGGATACCACCCTTGATGTTGTATCCTATGGCGAAGGTACTGGTACATCTCGCCTTGATTGGTTTGGAAAAAAGGACGTTATCAATGATTCTGAATAAGTCCATGTTTCGTGAACTTGTTGTTGAGCATGTGACCAAATATAATACCACGTACATGGATGCTATTCTGCATCTTATTGAAGAACATGGTCTTGAGCCCGAGGATGCACCTAAGCTTCTTGACAATGCCATGAAGTCTCAGGTAGAGGCCGAAGGTATTGCTCTCAATATGGTCGAAGGTGAACGAGGCAACGAATGTAAGCTGTTGTTCACATAGGAGTTGCCCCATGAAAAACTTACTGTTATGCGTATTGGCCGTTGGGTCCATTGGAGCTGCATGCTCACCCACTTCAACAGAAGAATCTCCCGCCAATCCGAACGAAAATTTTCCATCCGGATTGAATCCTAATAGTGACCGTAACGTTGAAATTTTGACCGATCCGGAAACCGGATGTGAATATTTGGTAATCGCCTCTTGGCATGGAGATGGGTATGCTATTACACCCCGAATTGATCGGGAAGGCAAACCTATCTGTGATTAGTGCATTCCGTGCGTATCAGATTTACCTCTCGATACAGTCCCATTTCAACAGGGATAAATACAATGCAATCAAGTACCGCTTCAAAACAAATGCTTCACCAGAGGCCTTCATGAAACGTAGGGACCGGCATCACTTTGTGAAGCTGGCTAACACCTACACTCGGGAAGATATGCTGGTGGAATATTTGGTCGCTAATGTGGTGGCTGGGAATACCTACGTCAGCGACATGAACCGGCAAACATATCTGGAATGGTCAGGTAAGAAAAATCGCCTATCATACCAGTTTAAGCTTGACATGCAATCCCTAATATGTTATATTCCTGAGATTGGCTTTGATAAGGTTTTCATTGAAAACAACGGCCAATATCCCCTTATCATGAAAAAGTATATTGCAGGTGAGATCTGCCTTGAGACTGTGGCTCTGTTCCACAAGATCACTGGTGCCTGTGACCAGATGCCGGAGTTCGATCCGCTCATCTGGCCTGATCTAAAGAGAAAGATCGTAAAATATGCGATGTTCCTCAATACAGATACGGATAAGCTCCGTACTGTTCTACTCGATATCATGAAGACGTGAAGTAACTGATAGTAACTGATAGTAACTGAAAAATAAGAAGAAAGAAAAACAAATATGTCTTTTGATTTTGATGCTCTACAAAAGCGCTTGAACGGTGTCTCTATGGAAGAGGTCACGAAGTTCGCTGAGTCCAAGGCTTCATCTGACTCATACGAAGATGAAGAAACTGGCTTCTGGCGTCCGACCTTTGATAAGCAAGGTAACGCTCAGGCTGTTATCCGCCTCCTGCCGCCTCTAGAAGGCGAAACGCCGTGGGTGGAATACCAAGACTGGTTCTTCAAGGGTCCGTCTGGTAAGTACTATGTAGAGAAGTCCCTGAACACGTTTAACTGGGAAGCTGATCCGGCTGCTGAATGGCTGTCTGCTCAGTATGACAATCACCAAGGTAAAGGTAAGCCGCCGCTCGTTGCCAAGTACAACGTGTACCGCCGCTACCAGCACGTTGTGAATGTTCTGGTTATCAACGATGTTCAGAATCCGGATAACAATGGGCAGGTCTTTAAGTATCGCTTTACTGCGAAGGGCCTGATGACCATGATCCTTGATTCTATGAAGGAAACGTATCCGGGCGAAACTGTCATCAACCCGTTCCATCCGATTGAGGGCGCTAACCTCGTCCTGAACCTCTACCACAAGACCGATGGCGACCGTTCTTATCCGCAGTACGACAAGTGTCGGTTTGAGAACCCGTCTCAGATGTGTGATGGTAACATGGAAGAGATCGCCAAGGTTCTGGAACAAGTCCAGTCCATTGGATATCTGGTTGATCGTGACAACTATAAGACCTATGACCAGCTGGCTGTTCGGTTCAATGCTGTCATGGGTATCCAGCCGGGGGCGACCCTGACAGAAGCTGCTGCTCCTTCCCCGGGAGCGGAAAAAGCATCTCCGCTGGAAGAAACCACGTCAGAAATTGAGTATGACGCTGGGGCTGATAGTGACGATGAAGTAGATGACGCTATGGCCGCATTCCGCAAGGCTGCGGCTGAGATGGACTAATAGTCCATGAGGTCTGATGCCCTGACCAGCGTAGCAAATACGGGCCAGCATAGAAGCCGGAGGTGTTCGACGAGCCTCCGGCTTCTTGCATAAATACAGGTAGACACTATGGAGATATTATGTCAACGCTACCTAAACTAAATTCTGATTACAAATACCAGTTAACTCTTCCGGTGACTGGCACCAAGCATAGCTACCGCCCATTCCTTGTTGGTGAAGAGAAGGCCCTTCTGATGGCCAACGAGACCCAAGAGAAGGCACAGATGGCCATTGCCATGCGGGACACTCTGGAAGCCTGTGTGGAAGGCCTTGAGTTGGATATTCTACCTCTGGCAGACATGGAATATGCATTCACTCAAGTTCGTGCTCGATCCGCAGGAGAAACTGTTCCGGTCACTGTTGAATGTGAAAACTGTGGATCAGAACATAATGCCACTATCAATTTACTTGAGGCGACTGTTACTGACTTTAAAGAATATGAATCTGAACATACAGTCGAGCTTCAGCCCAACTGGCTTCTTGATCTACGCTGGCCGTCCTTAGCATCTGCGATCAACATTCCCGAAACTTCATCAGAAATTGAACAGGCCTTCGGCATGATCCGTGAAATGCTTGTTGCATTGCGTACACCAGATGGCATGTATGACTTTAGTGATATCAGTGACAAAGAAAAAGACGAGTTTCTTGAATCTATGAATGCCGAGCAGATGACGGGGATTCGTGACTTCCTGAGCGCCATGCCGAACTGTAAAATCGATCTGGACTGGACTTGCCCAAAATGTTCCACCAAGAATGATACCCCTCTTGTCGGTATTCAAAATTTTTTCGGATAGGCCTTTCCTATAATACACTCGAAAACCATTATCGGACAATGTTCGGACTGCGTTATCACCATAAATGGGCATTCGATGAACAGGCGCAAATGGTTCCTTGGGAAAGGGAAATTTACCTGAGTATGCTGGAAGCCCAAGTGGAAAAGGAAGAGGCGGAAATGAAACAGAAAGGCCTGATCTGATAAATATGATCAGGCCTTTCTTGTATGGATATTCATATGCATTATTCTGATCTAGTAAATCTTACCGAGGGTGTTCGGGTTGAGAAAATGTTCCATATGACCAAGAAATGGTTGCAGATTATTGATTCTGGTTATATGGTCCCGGCTCTTCTGGATTACACAGAAGCCCGTATTGTTACTCGTGGTATGGGTTATAAGCCTAAGTCAGTGGAGTCAAAGGATGCAATTAATAAGCTGGTGAATGAAGAATATCGGTTCATCTCCTTTGCTCGTACAATGCAAAGTTCGTTTTTGGATGAAATGCAAACGCACATGGATTCGCACGAACCTATTGTGTCCTATGAGTTCGATGCCCGTAAGGTCAAGAGGGACTATAAGGTTGTCCCTATCAGCTACTATGGTCATAGATCCCAAGGCGGTGAACAGGAAGAGCGTCTTATTACTAAGGATGAAGAGTTTCCGATCTGGAATTATGCTACTGGCATTCATGTATATATTGATTCATTTTGGGAAGAATATATTGATATGGGACATACAGACGATAAGGCCAAGGCCCTTCAAGGGTGGATAAAGCAGTTAATGCTGACAGGCCGGGCTCATAAGATTCCGGTCTACGTCTATCGTAACTTGAAGGATTTCAGAGCTGCCCGTTGGACTAATGCAGACGAGATTTCTCAAAATTCAGATTTGGACTTTGACGACGATGACTGATCTAAACAACGATGGTAATGTATCAGTGGATGAGGTAGCGGTTTCGCTACGCAAAATAAAAACGCAGCGTAGACTAGCCATCGCTGCGTTTTCCGTGAATGCACTATATGTGTTTATGATCGCACTTCTTATGGCGGTCGGAGTAGTTACTCCCGAGATGATGTCAGCCCAGACCGGCCTCGGTGGTATGTTCCTGACTACAAATGCTGGTGTCATTGCGGCATACTTTGGCGTTGAAGGCTGGCTATCTAAAAAATAGCTTAGCGGATCGTCGCCCATCTATTATCCCGTACAGCCGGTGGAGCACTTACAACTGTGCTCTGCCGGTTATTTGTTTGTACGTTGGTCTGATTCACAGTCGGGGCATTGATGGCTACCATTTGTGCACGATGAGCCGGACGCATACCGATATTACTTGCTTGATGGGCCGTGGGTGGCGTTGGAGTAACAGTCGGAGTTGATTGGCTGGTTGATGGTGTAGATGATGTTGGTGTCGAGTTTGAAGGGCTTGTGGTAGGAGATGCCATCGCATCGATACTAGTTGCCATTGCGAGCAGAGAGTTCTTACCCGGAGCCCAATCGGGAAGTCTATTTGCGACCGCCCTGACCATATTTGACAGGAAACCAGTAATGGACTGGACTACATTGTCAATCACAGTACCCATATATGAGATAACAGAATCATTCATATTATCCACAAAGGCCATCATGTCCTCGATTACAGAGGATGGATTCAGGAAGTATCTTCCTAACGCTATGGTTATGTCGGTGAAGAACTCTCCAATACGAGTTGTCCAATCTGCTAATGCATCAAATACTGCCCTCACGGCATCACCGGCTGCTGTGGCTTGTGAGCTATTAAAGAATGGGATCAGGTTTACAACACCAGTGACAAGCCAGTCAAGGAATACACCCATATCCCGAAATAGATTGGAGAACCCTTCAACAACCCCGAGCAATGCACCACGTACTGCTCCGATAATAGTTCCGGTTTCTTGCCACCCACGGAACGCTCCTCGAATGGCATCAACCAGAACCATAACAATTGTAAGAATGCCTGAGAATCTACCCGCTGTCCTAAACAGCACACCGGTGATGCGCATCAATACACCCCCAAACGGAATCACAAATCCGGCCACACCACCGATGAATCTAATAATGGCCATGAATACACGGCCTATCCCATGTAAGAACGACCCTAGTCTTCGGGCTCCCGGAATCCTCATAATATCGGTACCGACAGAGGAAAATAATCTGACAATGCCGTTAAGAAACCCGTTTATCGCCTGAGTAACAACACCCCCACGCTTGAACAGGCGAGATACCCAATCGGTCAAGATCAGAGGAACAGATACAGGTAAGGTAGCAACGATAGCCGAGAGCATTGCAAATGCCCTAAACTGCTTGGTAAGCATGGCCAGCGTTCCAAACATGCCACGCACACCAGACACTAGCTCAATAGTAGATTCTCGTGCACCATCTAATGCGGATGTAAATCGAGTGCCTGCCAGAGCAATACCTGCAATGGCACCATAGATCATAGCACCTGTGGTGGCGATGCCCGTGACCAGTGAGGTCAACAGGCCGTCCATTTGTCGCTGCTCTCTGCGCTGGGCTGCGGCGGGTGGGCCGCTGTCCTTGAGCGCATTAAGTCGCTCTCGTTTAGCCTCATCTCTGGCGATTTGAATGTCCGTACTAATACCATCCGCAACTGTTCCTGTGAGGGCATCAATACGCTCCACAAGATCTACCGTGATCTGAATAAGATCGATCTGACCCCTACTAATCTCTTCGGCATATCCATTAAGAATGCGTAGCTGTTCGATTACTTCAGAAAAATCCATCAAAATAATCCTTCGGTGGCTAGGCGGATTACATTAGTCGGTAGCTGAATAGAGCCGGTTCTCAGGGCTCTCACAAAGTCTTGTGCGCCCCCAATACCGGGTCCATCAATAATCTCGTAATCCTCATATGCGAACTGAACACGTAGTTCTGCGAGAGTGTCTGTAGAAAGGTCGGACAGATCGATCTGATTCTTGAATTTAGGATATGCATTGCGAAGCTTACAGATATACCCCGGTACCCCAGATTCATCATTAGACATAATCAGGATGTCTTTAGAAAAATCATCCCGCCAGCCGATGTAGTATGTGTCCGGATCAATGATCATGCTCAACCATTGATCAAAATAATGACTGGCTGTATGATCATTGGTTTCAGTGAAGACCATATCAATAGGCGTATTGATAAATCCAATAGGCGTTTCGATAGGCTTCATGTTGGTCCGGCGTTCAACTGTGTTGATTGTCTTGCCCGGAAGCGTTGCTCCTCGACATAGAACATCCATGGAGATGGCATCGCCTCCAATAGATAGCGTTGGCAAAACAACACGATATGTTGTGAGCCGTGTAGGCCCGCCCTTAAGATTGATGATAGACTGGGCAATTTCAGGAGCTGCCAGTCTATCAGTAATGAAATCGACCATTAGATGATCCTTTTGTCTACGAGTTCTTCCAGCTCTTCGGGAAGAATATGAATTGCTTTTTTAATTCGATTGCGAGAATAGAATTTAAATGCGCCTTGAAGCAACGGAGAAGCCCGTACAAAGCGTTCTAGTTCTAGGAGGGACTTGACCCTATCAGAATCGCTTTCGCTCTGTAGGGCCTTCATATAGCGCTCTGTGACCAATCTACGGCGATATTTCGTTGGAATGTCCAGTAGATTGATCGCCAAAATTCCACCCGTACGAGGGCGCAGAAGGATAGCCAAAGGCATCTCATCCAGAGCCCCGTGGTTCTCATCCTTGCGAAGATCAATCTCATAGGGCATTAGATAGGTTTCCCCAAATGCCATGCCGGATGGGTATGTCTTGGGTTGTCTCTCCTTGACCTTCACCCACATTTGGTATCTGCCTTCATTGATCATTAGAACTTCAGAATCCCCATCTTCTTCAGAGTGTGCTCAGTCCAGACCACGAACTTCCAGCCACGCTTCTTGGCATAAATCTCAGCGGCTTGCCACTTACATTGGTTGGTTATGAATGTCATAGACTCTGTTAGATACCGAGTCTTGTTCTTACCCTTGCGAGGCGGCTTGGTTTGCTTGTCGGGTTTAATCTCTACCAGTACAGTTTCACCGTTCTTGAATGTAATGCGTAGGTCCATGAAGTAACGCCGAGGCTTTCCTTGAGGATATATATTACTCTTTTGGCTCTGATCCATGTAGGGAATGATAATCTCCTCGCTGGACCACGAGACTACATCGGCATTTCTCTCACACCATGTAAAGCAGGCACGCTCCCACATAGACCTATAGGTAACAGAGGTAGCATCCCCATCATACTTGGCGGGCTTTTTTATTTTGTATTTACCTGAATAGGTCTTACCATATGACATAAATAACCTTACACGTATCTCCTTTTATTTATACGAGACGGTCATGACCGAAAGCAGAATTTACCGATATCCTAACAAAGACTTCGACAAACATAGACTATGGGTTCGATTCAAGCGCCTAGACTTTGAATGGAACGAAGCCGAAGGGCGTATGTTGGGTACTGCCGGGCCTCAACAGCCTGCCATCTACCTGTATCTGCCGGGATCTATCGAGCTAAAAGATGGCTCATCATATTCCACCGATCAGCTAGGTGTGCTTGGTAGGGCCACTGAATTCGCATTGGGAGAAGCAGGACTCAACACTACTAATGCTGCCGAGCGTTTGCAGGCCGCAGTTGATTCTCTTGCCGGTGCTGCTGTCGATACCATCGAGACTGCATCTGATCTGGTGACAGGGGCAGAAGCTGTTAACCCCGGCATGGTTGCTCTGATGATGAAGCGGTTTGGGGGGCCTCTGCCGGGTGGTGTACGAAATGGGGTGTCCTCTGCCCTTCGAACAACAGCCAACCCTCACCAGCGTGCTCTTTTTGAATCTGTTAACCTGCGTGCCTTTTCTTTTGCATTTGAGTTCGTTCCTGACAATGAGAAAGAGGCTATTCAACAACAAGAGATTGTCAAGTTCTTTCGAAAGCTGGCATATCCAACACTTCATGACTTTGAGGGTGCTACACCTCGTGGGATTCCCGACGACCTTGCCAATCAGCTAGTCTATAAGTTCCCGTCCATGGTGATGGTGGATATGATGTATAGCCTATACGAGGAGACCATCGAGCAATTCAATGGTCTTATTCAACATGATGCCGATGCTGCTGAAGATATCTTTCGCAGCCAAGGGCAGAATCAAGATGATGTCATGTCCTCTGGTATGTGGAGAGTCGGCCCCAAAATCCAGCCTTGTTATGTGACAGATGTTGCTCAAACTTTGGATAATAATAACTCCATGGCATACAGGCCTATTGCTATTCAGGGCGATGACTCTATTGGATACCATGCTCTACCTACAACATCCACATTGTCCGTATCGCTTCAGGAAGATCGGCCTCTATCTTCCGCATCTATCGACGAGGGCTATTAATGACATACTTTCGATCATTCCCGTCTATTGACTATGAGTTCGCATCTGATAATGGACCGGTGACGACTCCTTTCACCAATTTGACTGTTACATCCGAGGTTATCCAGTCTCTGATCGACAATGACAGCCTCTACCAGTTCTACACTGTACGTGATGGGGAGCGTGCGGATGTGGTATCTCAACGTCTGTACGGCACGACAGATTACTACTGGACTTTCTACCTACTAAACGAAGACATTCGAAGCTGTGGGTGGCCTTTGTCCGAGCAGGAACTAACCGCCAAGATGAACGAAGACCTACCCGGTGAGGTTCTGGTGTTCATGTCACAAGATGAGGTGGATTTGGGTAATGATACCAACTGGCTTCAACATGCCATGATCGAACAGTTCTCCGTTGGCGACCGCATCTTCGGTCAGGTGTCGGGTGCGGCTGGGACGATCTATGCTCGCAACGTAAACCTTGGACAGATGTTTGTTGAGCTGGATGCTGGCTCTCCTTCATTCGTTGCCAATGAGGTTGTGGTTGATGTACAGGGTTCTGCCCCTGACAGTCAACTCACGGTGCGTATCGTTCACTCTCCGGCACATCTGGCCATCCACCATGTCGAAGATGGTGACGGCGATCATGTGGATGTGGACTATGCTCTGGACTTTAGAGGACGTGGACCGGAAAGCGATTCTGAGAATGTGTCAGGTCTGCCTGATGGGGCTGGTCCCGGTCCAAATGGAAACTATATCGGCGGGGTTGTTGGTGACATCGAGAATCCCGACATCTACTCAGATAGCTCTCCATACACCATCGTCACCTTCAAGGAATATTATGACGAGAAGAATGATAACCTTTCGCAAATCAAGGTTATCAAGCCGGGCGCTATTGCTCAGGTGGTCCGTCTCTTCAACAATAGCGTAAAGAATAACTAATGCCCATCCAGAACGAAATGAGAGAGTTCTCGATCACCTTGGCCGAGATCGAACGTCGCCGGTTTGCCGGACAGGCTGATACTGATGTGCAGCGCTGGGATGTCCGTCCTGCCATTGCAGAAGTGAACCTGTTCGAATCTATCTGGGAGCCTGTTATGACAGGTAGGGTTGCTGTAGTAGACACCTCATCTCTGGCAGCTGCCATTAACTTCCAAGGGCAAGAAGTGTTGCGTCTTGAGTGGCGTGTTGGCGATAAACAATATGTAAAGAACTTCTACATCTATGCTGTTTCTGCTCAGAACAAATCTGCCAACACCACAGGTTCTACATTGATTCTAGATATTATTGAGCGCCATGGCTATTACTCTAAGTTTCAAAGACTGGACGGAACCAAGGCGGGTGAGATCGGGAATATTATCGATAGCATTCTGTCTGGAATCGATGCGGGATTGTCCGTTTCTGATGAGTCTGTTCAGCGCATTCGCATCATGGAGAACAATAGACACCCACTTGAGATCATTCGATGGCTCAGTGGCCGGGCCACCAATGATATAGGCGAACCTATGTTTACCTATGCCACCATGAATAAGTCTGGCTCTGAAGAAGCGCTTGAAACGCCGAACATCAAGTTTCGTGATCTAACCGGGATGATGACCAATCATCCATGGGAATCCGAGGAGACATTTACATACAGCCAGATTCCTGCTGAGACTGTGGAGGAAGCACATGTGCGGGATCGCTATCGCATTCAGTCCGTGTCGTTTCCCGAGAACGACAATATCTTCACCTTGGCCGACAAGGGTGCACTGCGTTCTACTTACTATAACATGGACCTGACCAATAGAACCCAAGATCCCATTGAGTTTGATGCCGAGACACATTTTGATAATCGCAAATCTAACCAGTCTGCTTCAGAAGAACACCACACTCTATTTGACGAATACTTCTCTCTGACCAATGAAGATGGGGAAACACGTGTAGCCGGACTCGATTCCGTCTTTACTTCTGGAATAAATACTACGTCGATGTTTGATGGCTATCGTGGGTTCAATGAGGAAACCCAGTATGACAACCATCAATTCAGGCTCTCACGTGAATCAGACATTCTTATGTTGGAACGAGAGCGATATACGGTTATGATCGATGGCTATCACTTTGGGGCCACTGATGATGAGCGAGGCGTGGGGACAACTATTAATGTACGGATGCCAAAAGACCAGCCAGTCTATCGCAACGACCAGAATTCACTAGACCAAAAGAGATCGGGGCGATTCCTGATCATGAATGCTAGACACATCATGAACAACACCAATAATGAGTATAATGTTGTTCTTGAACTTGGCAGACCAGATACACCGGACAATATCAATGATCCGGGGCGCTTTGAAACCGAAGCAGAACAAAGACCGAGATAAACATGCAAAAATTCTATGGTGACTCGACCCATTGGGGCATTGGTGTTGTTGAAGATATTCAAGATCCACTGAACCAAGGGCGTGTTCGTGTACGTATTCACGGACTTCATACATTTGATAATAACACATTGGCCATTCATGAACTGCCATGGTCTCACGTTGCGATTGCGGCGAACAATGCCGGTACGTCTGGTGTTGGTCAAACTCCTACCGGTCTGGTTGAAGGTTCGTTTGTCTTTGGTGTGTTCCTTGATGGTGCGGACAAGCAGGATTTCCTTGTCATAAATGCCCTAACTGGTACTGACACTGCTACGGCAAGGCAGGGCCAAGCTCTTAATCAAATCACCCAGTCTCTGTATGGCGACTCTAATCCCGAGCGCATGTACTCATACTTCCGTGACATCCTTGGTTTTACTGAGGAAGAAGCTGCGGGTGCACTGGGTGCGGTCGCTCAATTCATGGGCTCATATACTCTTGATAGTGTGGACGTTGATCATGCTAGTGGTCGATATGGCATTGGTAACTGGGATGAAGACAACGCTGCTGCTTTGCGTTCATATGCATCAGTGTCCAGTCGCCGATATGAGGATTTTGACACTCAGCTCTTGTTTCTTGGAAGTACTCTTCAGCACACAGATGCATGGCCTAACCATTCTGTTTCGGGTCAGCAGCTTGGCGCATTTGACTCTTCTGAGGCGGCAGATTCATTTGCGGTAAACGTGTTGGGGCTCCCACTCGAACAAGATCGCAATATTCGTCACAGTTATGCACGTCAGGCATTGGACGCATATGGTTCGTCTACCAATGGTGACATTGGACTTTATCCTGAACGTGGGGCTCCCACCGATTTAAAAACTGATGACATCCTTCCATCTGAGGAGCATGTTTACCGCTATATTCGGTCTCTGAATCGCAACATTGCGGAAGTAATTGTTACCGATACAAACACCCAGCCGGGCAGTCCGTTGCCCGATGACTGGGCCGATGATACTCATTTTCTGATTGCTGAAGATGGGTCTATTCGGATCGGTACATTAGCCAACCAGCCTGTGGAAAATATGCCTGCCGGTACGTCTGTGACGGCTGATGGTGAGATGTTACCCGCATCTCACTTCACTACGTCTACAGAGATGCGAGAGCAAATGAAGCGCTGGGAGGGCCTACGCCTTGAGCCATATGTAGACGCATATGGCTATTCTATTGGGTATGGATACTTTATTGGTACCAATGATCAACCAGAGCTATTCGAAGAATTTAGTCAGCGCTGGATGGGGTTCGCTACGTCCGACCGCAGCCAAATTTCTATCACTGAAGCACAGGCAGACCAGCTCTTTGACGAACATGTTGAGCGATTTGAAGGAGTGGTGCACAGAAGCGTTACTGTTGATATTACTCAGTCTCAATTTGATGCTCTGGTGGCACTGTCGTATAATCTTGGTAATCTTACTTCCTCGGCCAGCACTCTTATTCGTAATCTGAATAGCGGTAACTATGAGGCCGCTGCGAGTTCATTTACTCTGTATACTTCCTATCGCAATGCTAATAACGAGCGCATTCGTTATCCCCAAGATGGTGTAACACGGGCCTTGCATGGTAGGCGTCTGGTTGAGGCTGAGTATTTTAGACGTGGTAATGTTGGAGTATCAGGTCAAACTCTACGAAATCACCGTCAATTCTCTGTTGTGGTCGCATTCCAAGGTGGTCAGCGTCATGGTGGCGGGCGTGCAACTTCGTATTCTGTCGAACAGTTCAATGCTCTTCGTGTGATCGTTAATGCTATCACACATGCATATCCAGCAGTTTCTGTGATTGGCCTGCGTGATTTAGATGACACATCCAATCGTCCGTTGTTTGATGTTCGCCAGTTCTTTGAATCTACTACGCCCGAGACGACTAGCAACCCTCAGCCCGCCCCGGCGACTGTGCCGGATACATCTGGTGTAAATGCGTCTGCTGTTTCGGCTGGTGGCGACAAGGCTCGCCCCGCCAGCGCTAAAGCAAATGCCAAGGCAGTTAACCAGTCCAAAAGCTCTCCGGGCCGTGAGCCCGATGTGCCTACTCCTAATTCGGCTAACATTCCATCTGTAACCGATTTGGATTCTGATGTTGTAGAGACGGTCACTGGTGAGATTGCTGACCTGTCCGCACCGAATCCCCCAGTCACAATCCCTTCGCCGTTCTCTGATCCTATCTTGGGGATTGTAGGCACTGCTTCCGGCCTAGGTCTTGCTACCGCCGCATTAGGAGGCGACAGTTTATCTGAATCTGAGGTTCAGGCATTGATCGATGGTGCATTGGTTGCATACTATACATCATCTCAGGTGGATACTCTGTTCACGGGATACTACACGTCATCTCAGGTGGATACCCTTCTGGCATCTCGTGATGAACTAGGAGAGCTTACTGATGTGGAGATCGCATCTCCGGCGAACGGGCAGGTACTAACCTACTCTTCTGGTACATGGGTAAATGCTAATGTCGGTACTGGCTCTGGATTTGATGCGGATTTGCTTGACGGACAGGATGGTACTTACTATCTGGCATGGGCTAACCTGACAGGCGTTCCATCAACATTTGCGCCAAGCGCTCACACTCATGTTCTGGCAGAGATCACCGACCTGTCAAGTACCACTGATTTGCCTGAGGGTACCAACCTCTACTATACGACAGCCCGAGCCAACACAGATATTGATGCCCGGGTTACTAAGAGCTTTGTGGATGCTCTCAATGTAGATGCGGATACATTGGATGGAATCGACAGCATTAGCTTTGTGCGTGGAGATGGGGTTGACAATGGTCGGGTCAATATCATCGTTGATGATGAGGACTTTATCCTTGCAGACTCTACAGACAGTCCGACCAGTTACCTGTGGAGGGATCACTCTGCGGATCGACTGTATCTCGGGACATCTGCGGCTGAAGTCACCTTACGCTCTGATCTGAACATGAATGGGAAAAATATAGATCTTCCAGATGGATCTAGCATCCAGTTTGATGATAGAGTAGCTTCTGATCCCGGCTCGGATAACCTGATGTCTCTGGGAGGCACTGCGATTTTACGTCAAGTGTCTGATCGGGGTGCGTTGAACTTCTCTTCTCGGGACGATTCTCTTATTCTTGGTAGTGGCGACGTAGGTAATGATTTCCATAATTATATCTCTAATGAAACAGGAGAGAATACTTGGGTAGTTGCCGATTCTGATGTATATATCGTAACCGATCTTCAGAATGGATATGACTCGACCAATAGACAGTTCACATTTAGTAATGATGGTGAACTCTATGTTGGAACAGATCAAGTATATCACACAGGGAATGATAGTCAGATTGCATTCCTGAATGCCGCCGCCCAAACCTTTACCGGAAATATGGTTGTCTCCGGGGACTTAACAGTTAACGGGACCACAACATATGTCAATACAACTGACCTTCAGGTCGGGGACAATATAATCACGCTCAACGCTGATGAGACCGGCTCTCCCACCCAGAATGCGGGTATTGAAGTTGAGCGGGGTACGTCTGATAATGTTCAATTCCGCTGGAATGAAACTACTGACACATGGCAAGCCACATCTGATGGATCTAACTATTATGATGTTCTGTTCGATGACGGAACTGCTGCTGGTGATGCTGCTACTCTGGATGGCCTAGACTCTACAAGCTTCATGCGTTCCGATGAGAATGATCAGTTCCGTCAAGGGTCCGGACCATATATCAGTGTAACAAGTGCGAATGCCACATATCCCCCATACTTTGGGTTCCATTCCGCCGATGACACTCGCCGGGGATATATCGGCTGGGAAGCAAGTGGTAATAATATCATTCGGGGTGAAAATGGATATGGATGGATCTTTAATGGTACTGAAGAAGTAGTCTTTACCAATGACCTTGGAGTGTCTATCGGTAGTGCCGTTACTGCTGATTCTCTAGGAGTTGCGCTTTTTGTGAATGGCGGAACTGGGCTCGATCATGTGGTTGAAATCTCCCGTGGCGATGATGGCGATCATCTTGAACTTGACGGTGCTGGATATTCGACATTCATCGGGCAAGATAGCTCTCGTACATATATTCGTAACGATTCATCGTCTCGGGCTATGGCAATTGGGGTCAATGGCATCAATAACTTTGAAGTTGTGGCTGGTGGGGATAGCTTTGTCTTCCGTGATAACTCTGAAACTACATTCTTCCAGATTGAAAATTCTGGGACGGCTGAGAAAGTCGTGTTTTCTGGAACGAGTGTTCAGTCTCAGGTACTGCACCAGACAACAACAGCCAATTCGTCGGTCTCTCAAAGTCTGGTAGACAATTCTGGCTCTCCATATTTCCATACGTCTCCGGGAACAGCAGTAACAACACAGTATACAGATTTCGACAATCACTACTTCCGTAATAATTCGGGAATCAATAGTGTACAGATCGAATCTACGGGTAATACTACGTTTGGTCCGACTACTGGGGCTACTAATAATCCTAACACCAAGATTATTAGTAGTGGTGATACTCAGACTCAAATCCAGTTCAGAACGGGCGGAACAGTTAATTCCAAAATTACATCTACCGTTTCGTCTGGATCTATGTTTTTCGATGCGTCCGGAGGGTTCACATGGAGAGATGGTCCTGATGGATCAACAGTTGCTACATTAAATGCCTCTGGTAACATGGCCATCCATGGTACATTAGACATAATTGGTCAACGGCTTCTTATGGACCAACATGCTGGTGCTGGCATTCTAATTCAGCCCCCAACAACAAACGGTGGCACTCACTTCGAAATCCAAGATCCCGATCAAACCGATGATCGATACATCATGAAGCTATGGGGCGACTATGACAATAGTCAGCACAAGGCCCTGTTTGTATCTTCGAGTGGTCGGGTTGGTATTTGCGATGATGTAGATTCTTCCTATGTCCTTAATGTTGGAGGCGATACTCAAATTGGGGGAGCTATCAATGTTACAGGAGAAGGTTCTCAATTTGAAAATTCGTATGCATCTGGGGCTTCGGTCACGGTAACTGATATTACGACTGCTGGTTCTACCGCTGCTGATGCTCATATCGTCCAGCGTGGGGGATTTGGAGCCGCTTCGACTCCACACTATACCTTCTGGTCTGATGGAGATACCGGGTGGTATCTCAAGGCAGCTAACACTCAGGCATGGTCTACGAATGGAACTGAACGTATGGCGCTGGGCAATAACGGCCTTGCGCTCGAATCTGGTGTATCGGTAAACAGTATCCTTGATGAAGATGCTATGTCTTCTGACTCTGCTACAGCTTTGGCTACTCAGCAATCCATTAAGGCGTATGTTGATAGCGTGGTGTCTGGAAGCACCGATGCCAGCACTATTGACGGATTGAATTCTACTCAATTCTTGCGATCTGACACAAGTGATACCATGACCGGGGCGTTGACTGTCAATTCCACGACACCAACTGCGGGGTTTTTTGAAAACACCAGCGGCGACACACTCATCGAGTCTCGGGGCGGATCGGGATATGGTGGATTCTATGCCAGAGGATCTGGGACAGAATGGGCATACCTGTTCCTTGGTAATGAGACGACAGGAGAAATCGGTCGTCTTGTTGCTACCAATTCTGGTAATATGCTTATCGATACTACCGCTGGCGACATTCTCATTAGGCCAAACGGAGTTGAGGGTGTTAGCTTTAGTGACCCAACGGGCAGTGACACACTAATGACCCTCAAAGGCGATGGGTCTACTTCAGGTGTATATCATGGATTCACATCCGGGGACTACCACATCGTTAATCAGGATAACGAGAAGATTGTCTTTGGTACAAATGATACAATTCGTGGTGAAATTGAAGCTGGTGGTGCTCTGAAGTGGGACGGAGGCGGTGGATCTATTGGGGGGTCTACATGGGAAAATGGATGGGTTAAAATCGGTACCGCCTCTCTTGGGTGGTCATTTGATCCCAATGAAATGTACAATGCCGGAGCAGGTACTATTGGTACCCTGTCCGGGGACCTAAACCTCAACGCAGCGGACACTCTCAACATTAACTCTGATGTTGAATTCGATAGCAATTATAACATCGGGGTCGGGGTAGGCATCAATGCTAACCGCTCTATCAACCTTGTAAGAACGTCATCTTCGGACACCGATGCTGATGAATATGGAATCTTCTCACGCATTAATGTTGCATCAGGTTCTGCCTTGATGACATCCGCCCAAGATAGGACCGCTATCTATGGCCGGACCGTCCTTAATGACAGCTCCACCACTGCCGATAGCAATGTGCCTATCGTGACAGGGGTGGATGGATACGCACAGATTATTTCTGGCCATGCAGACTTCATGTATGGCGTCAATGGACTGGCAACTGTCAGTGGCGGATCTGACTCAAACGGGTCTACTGTATTTGGTGGTAGATTTGAATCTCGTATGGATAATGCGGGGTCCGAACTAGATACTGCTTATGGGGTAATGGGCGTTGTCAGGCTGACTACCGATTCCGATCAGGCTATGTCTTCTGCGTACGGGGTACGTAGTTTTCTTGATCAGGATTCAACATCCGGAGCCACGATTTCTAACGCATATCTCCTAAGAGCCGATGTTGATATTAATGCGTCTACCGGAACGATCACTAACCTGTATGGTCTACATATCAATCTCCGTGACAATATGGATGGAGATGTCACAAATGCGCTTGGTATTTGGGTAGAGGCAGGAGACACCGAATCTGATGTCCATAATCACATTCAAGGCTCTACTGTTTTTGGGCGTAATGGCAGCTCTTTCGGGACCACCTCATACACTGTTCATATCGATGATAATAAATCATCGGGCGCTGGCCTTTATGTCACAGGTGGCGGAAGTGATGGTCCAATTGCTCGATTCGAGCGTGATATTGGGTCTACGGGAATCATCAATATCGGATGTGAGGCAGGAGATCCGACAGTAGGGTTTGATGTCGGATCTACGGGTACTGATGATTGGGCTGTTGGTGCATCAGATAGCTCCACATTTGTTATCAATGATTCGGCTGATCTAACTACTGATCCGTTGTTATCTCTAACCTCATCATCGTTTACCTTTGATGGTAACGCCCTCTGGCATGCCGGTAATGACGGATCGGGATCTGGGTTGGACGCTGATCTATTGGATGGCCTACACGCATCTCAATTCCTAAGATCTGATGCAGATGACACCACAACAGGATCGATTTCAAGCAGTTCATATATCGAAGCTGGGAACGGTTCTGGGGGAGTGGCCCTAACGGTTAATGATGGGTATGGAAATGCCAACCTCACATTCAATCACAGAGATGGCACTCCTGATTCTACGGGATCGTCTGCTAGAATTGAATCACATGTGGATTCGTCAACCGCTCGGATTATATTTGAACTGGGAGACAGCACAACTTCAGGAGTTGCTACTGCTCTCACAAATGTATTCTCATTAAAAACATCGGAAGTTTCCGCATATGCCGATTTTAATATGAGCGGCAATGACATCAAAAATGTTGGTAGCTTCAATGGGACTGCTGTATCAGACTATTGGCATGCCGGTAATGACGGATCGGGATCTGGGCTAGATGCCGATACATTAGATGGTGTTGAGGGATCGGGCTACGCAAGAGCTGGCTCAACGACAGATGATTATGTATGGGTAAGAAGAGATAGCACAAGCCCCGCCCTATACGTTACTAATCAATCAACGGGTGCGATTCTAGATTTACGGTCTGGGGCTGGTAATGGCTCAACTGTTGCTATTGTGAATAATGATGGGTCTAGTACATGGGATGGACGTATTAGTGCAGACTCGGGTATTACTAGCTATGTTAACAGTAATACCCCAAATACAACAACCGGACCTCTTTTTGGACGCAATAGCACTCAATACATTACACTCCATGGCGGATCTTCTGGTAACTACTTGCACTCTTATTCAACAGATGCAAGTCCTTTAGGGTTTTATATTACAGTCAAAACGGATTCTACAGAATATAGTTGGACATTCGAGGATAGTGATGGGAGCTTCACTTCCCCCGGAGCGATCTATGCCGAAAGTGGCAATGAGGTTTGGCACGCTGGTAATGACGGATCTGGATCTGGGCTGGATGCTGATACTCTAGATAGCTACGAAGCATCGGAATTCCCAAGGAAGGCAGAAGCCGCAACTATTACCGGCGCATGGGAATTCGATTCCAATATATCAATTGCGGCGAATCATTACATCGATCACAACAATACTGCTTCTCGTGACAAGATTCGGGTCTGGAATAACTCGAATTATGCTATTGGTATGGATAGCTCCGTGACATATGGTGATTTGAACAGCTTCGCCATGACATTCCAAATGAACAACTCTAGTTCTCGTGGATTCTGGTGGGGCCATTCTGATCATACTGGATCTGAAGGCGCAATGTCGCTTACGACTGATGGTAAACTAACAGTAGACGACCAAATCACAGTACCCGAAATATATGCAACTACGGGGGTATTTGCGGATGAAGTCCGTTGCCGAACAGGCCAGCAGCTCGTATTGAATGCCGGTGAAGCTTCGGCAAATGCAACCGGCCAAACTGATGAGCGTGTTTATATCAACGCCGAAGGTGGATTAGTAATCAACTCATCTTCGGATAACTGGGCCACTGGATGGGCAGGTCGTTATACTGCCACTATCTGTGACGGAAGTGGCGACAGTAGCCTTCCGGGGGCACTTTCAGTTACAGGTGTCATTAGTGCCAATGGAGGTGTTAGTTTTGACGACAATGATGTCTGTTCATTCGGCACCGGCGATGACTTTGAAATTTTTCATGATGGCACTCATGCATACATGGATGTTAATCTGGGCAATCTGTATGTCCGTGACGGTACGACTACCCGATTCACATTTGATGACAATGGCGATTTTACTGCAACTGGTGATGTTACCGCATATTCAGATGCCAGCCTAAAGAATATTCACCATGAAATTGATCGTCCGGGCCTCATTGATAATCTTGTTGTCTATGACATCACATGGAAGGAAACTGGTCGGAACTCCATTACTCCTGTCGCTCAGGAAGTTCAACAAGAAGCGCCTGAGTTGGTACATGAGGATGAAAATGGCATTCTACATATGGATTACGGTAAGTATGCCGTAGCCGCTCTTTATGAAGAAAAGAAAAAACGTGAAGCTCTTGAAGAAGAAGTAAAAGATCTGAAAGAGCTTGTCTCAATTCTTATAAATAAACTAAACGACGAGGAAAAGGAACCCAATTAATGGCACTTCAAGAATCAGGTGCAATTTCACTTGGAGATATCCAAACTGAATTTGGAGGGACAAACCCTATTTCCATTAGTGAATATTATGGAGCCGATACGGGTGTACCGGGATCGGGTACACTAAGCCTTAGTGACTTCTATGGCACTTCTGATGTTGATATTACCCCTGATCCTGTGGATTGGATTGATCTGGGTCCGGGTACTGGTGCGTCCAACGTTCAAACATTTACCGGTATAAGTCAGGCAATTACTGTAAGACTGTCACCGGATATTACCCAAGGTACACTACAATACAGAGTCAACGGCGGATCATACACATCATTTTCCAGTAATACAGACATCTCTATTTCTAACAATGACACGCTTCAGTTTAACTTTATTGATACTGCGCAGTCCGGTTCATTGGGAGTCAACGGTACATTGAGTATTACCAATATTTCTGCTGGCCCGGTGGCACTGGATGAAATTTTCGTATCGACTTACGGCAGCGAAATCTAATATCACATAGGCTATAAATAGAAGCATAACGGAGAAAATAATGTCAATAGACCGTAATACAACTATTGCGCAGGCGTGGGCAGATGATCGAGCCAGACTCCTTGCTACCAAAGATGCGATGGTAAATCTAAAAGATAGCCTTGACCTTGAGGTTGATCTTTATCTTGATGCTGATGCAAAGAACACGGCTCGGCATCTTCTTTCTGACTTCTCTATGAAGTTTGAACAAATTGACCGTGTAGTAGCACGGTTGGATGAATTGCTGGCCTAATCCACTAGCATAGCGACATTAATCATAGGTGAAAAATAACATGTCCAATATTAATCTTTCTGAAATTGAACTTCAAAAACTATCTGGTCTGGAAGTCCGTCGAGGTGGACTCCAACAAGCTGCTGCTCAACTGGATCGTGAATTCAGGGATGTTCTGGATCTAATCCAAGACCGCCATGGTGTTGACCTGAGATCCGGTGAGTATGCTATCCAGCCGGATGGTGCTGTGGTGAAGCGTGAATCTCCCGAAGTCTCTGAGTCTACTACTACCGAGCCACAACAACTGAACGGCTAAGGGGTGAATTTATGCCCGATGGGTTTCAGGATGTAACAGGTACATTTCCTAAGCGCCAGACACAAAATCAGTCTGGCGTTAACCCACGTGCACGCTCAAATGCAAGTGAAGAGATACAATCTGCGGGAAACCGTAGCGCACGAGTAGCATCTCTGACCCCCCAAGTTGCAGCTGAGTCTGTGACAGAGCCCACATCTTCAGGCTCTCCTCAATATCCACATAACCAAGTATACGAAACACGTGGTGGACACATCGTGGAATACGATGACACGCCGGGCCGTGAACGGGTAAGCATCCAGCATAAGACTGGCTCTAAGATAGAAATGCGCCCGGACGGTTCTGTGTATGTGAAGGCCAAAGGCGACAAGTATGAAATTGTTGCGGGCGATGCTGATGCTGTTGTGAGGGGTAACGTCAACATTATCGTTGAATCCAATGCATCTATTCGATGCAAAGGGGATATGAACCTACAAACCGATGGCGACTTCAACCATCTGGTACAGGGTAACTATAATCTAGAAGTCCAAGGATCTACCCGAACTCGTATCCATGGCAACGAAGAAACCTCTACGACCGGAAGCAGGCTCCACGAGACTCGTGGCAATGTGATCCTGCGCAATCTCTCCAACTCGCTGGAACGTACTGTAGGCAACCACCAGCTTGAGATTGGAGGAGACTATAGGACAACTGTAGAGGGCGAAATTCATGAGATGTCTTATGGTCAGTATCAGGGCTCATACTTCGGTGGTCTTGTGACTATGAATGGCGTGGATGCCGAAGGCACCGAGGGTGCTGGCTCTATCGTCACATCCAATCTCTACAATACAAATTTTTATGGTAATGTCGTGGTTACGACCGGCACAATGGACATCACAGGCGACGTGGTGATTGATGGTGCTCTTGACGTTACCGGTTCCATCAAAGCCGATGGCACAGTCCATACGCCCCTTCTTGAAGGCACCGCCAAGAGTGCTCAGTGGGCGTCTACTGCCGGTAGTGCTCCTACCGGCGCTTCTTCTCCAACATCGGTTTCCAATCAGAGTGCCGGTACTGCGGACGCTCGTGATGAGGACCCAGACAGTGATGAGACTGTCGTGGATGTTAAAGGCACCAGTGACGATTATATTACGAATCTGGATCGCCAGCCTGTCACGGGCTACAACAGTCGCCTTCTGAATACCTATGAAGTTGTAGCCCGTGCTCGCAATCGTTCGCTGAGGACGAATCAAGCATGGCTACAGGACCAGTTGGACAATGGGGCTATCCTGTCTACCATTTCCTCTTCAACGCCACCCACGGCCACGAGAGAGGGTTCTACGGTACCATTTACAAGTGGGTCTACTTCTATTGGTAACTCTCGGGCAGGTCAAAGTACGATTCACCTTGAGCAAACAGAAAGCCTACGAGTCACGGAAATTCCGACTGCAATGATCCTGACCGAAGGTATTGCAAAATCTTCCAAACTATCTCCCAACTTCATGCTCAGTCATATGCTGTCTGGCGACAGCCTGTCTTCTACTCTGAAGGATCAGGCCGGACTCTCTGCTGCGCAGATTGCGCAGAATGCTCAGCTGGTTTCCTACAATGTTCTAGAAGAGCTACGGAATAAATATAGGGATACATGGACAGTATCTGAAGGCATCTACAATCTGTTGCCTAATGAGAAGGTTGATTCCAATTCCCCTACGGTGGATATGGTGAAAGGTCTGGGTGTAGGCATCCAGTTTCCTAACCACCCCAATAGCTTCTACTTCGAAGCCGCTCAGTGGATCAGAAATAACCTGACCTTCGATAAGCTGATTCTGTCCTACATTGACTATGATCCTTCAGGCGTCAATGAGCCGACCCTGATCGTGACCATTAAACCGGGTGCTAATTCTCGTACGGTTTACACTGAGTTCAACCACGTCAAGGTAGACGACAACATTCTGGATCTATCCAATGCAGAGCTATAGTCAATTTATTCAGCTAGTAGAGCGCAAACAAGAAGCTCTGGACCTCATCGAGCTAATCAAGTCTATGCCGACTGATTATAAGATGGAGGTTGCGTCTTGGGACAATGAGACCGATCTTCCCAAAAGAGAAGTAAGAACCATTCGGTTAGAAACCGGGACCGATCTTATTCGGGCTCTCAGTGATGGGACAACGGACACCACTATTGGAATGGGGCTATCATATGAGGGTGGGGGTTACTTCTCTACAGTGTTCTCAGGAGCAAACTCTCGTGCTACCAATGAGCGTCAGTATGTTTTGAAGCATAGTAAGCCGGGCCGCACGGGTGAACAAGATCGCTGGCAGGGCTTTGCTGCCCTGTGTCAGAAATATCACAAGTCCAATCCTCTCTTCCCTGAGGTAATCTACTACCGGGAGTTTGAGCATGGCGAGATGCTTGCGGTCATGGAATTTCTTGAAATTAATTCAGATAAGGCATATGACCTTGGAGTTAAAAAAAACAATTTCAATAAAATTGCAGCGCTTGTAGACGTATTGAATGACAACCCCAATAATACATATGCACACGAACAAGTTCATGGATTCGCCAAGAGGCTAGGAGTTGATCTTGAACACCTAATAGACTTCTTAACAAAAGTCAAAAGCTTGAATGCCAATTTGGATATCCACGCTCAGAACGTAGGATTTCGTGGTGACCAGATGGTAATCTTTGATCCCGTATCTTGGAATGCTGACTATGGAGAGGAGGGATTATAATGGCACGCAAGTTTGCCGCAGATGACGCAAACCTCTCAACAGGCAGCATCATTGTAAGCCGCACCAAAAAATATTCTGATATTCAACTTAGCTTCCAACCGATTCCCGGTTCGGGAGATATTTACATTTCCAATGATGCCGCTGCGGTCAAGCAGGCTGTCAAAAATTTAATTATGACCAACCCCGGCGAAGTTCCCTTTGCGCCAAACCAAGGCGCTGGCATTCGCTCGTATCTATTTGAACTTAATGATTCGTTCACGGCATATGAAATTGAACAGTCCATTCGTAACACTATTCAAAACTATGAGCCGAGAGCCCGCATCCGGAAGGTGGAGGCAGCAATGCGTAGAGACGGTAACACCGCAAACATCACTATCGAATTCCAAGTCGTGAGCACTAATGAAACTGTGGTGCTGCGTGCGACTGTTGAAAGGCTCCGCTAATGTCACAAGAATTTAAGTTTGACCCGTCGAATCTAGACTTTGACTCTATTATGTCAAAGATGAAGGCTTACTTTGAAACATCAGGTAAGTTCAATGATTATGATTTTTCGGGATCTGGTATGCAGGCGCTAATGCGTGTCCTTGCTTGGAATACACATCAGAACGCACTGATTGCCAACATGTCTTCTAACGAGGCCTTCCTAGACACAGCTCAGCTTCGAGGGTCGGTGGTATCTCATGCCAAGCCTCTAGGATATCTACCTCGCTCTGCTCGCTCGGCAACCGCTTCTGTGCGCCTTACTCTTCAGGGGGTCCCGGCGCTGACAGATGACATCTTAATTCCCAAATGGACAAAATTTACGTCTAGCATTGATAATAATGTATATACATTCTACACACTAGACGAGGCCACTGCCACTAACTCCAATAGCTACACGGTTGATGTTACTATCACCGAGGGTAAGAAGCTGAACAAACGCTTCATCGTAGATACCGATGACTATCCCGCCTACGTGATCCCTAACGACAAGATAGACACAACTACTATGTCCGTCACAGTTAAAGATGGGTTGAATACTACGGAGGGAGAAACATATACTGTACCCACTAAAATTGAAGACCTCATTGTAGAGAATACTAATTATTTTATCTACGAAACTCCAAATGGATATTATGAAATTTATTTAGGAGATGGGATTATTGGAAAGGAGCCACCTGCTGGCTCTGTAATCGATGTGGAATTCTTGAAATCATCCAGCACTGATGCTGATGGGGCATCTGTCTTTGCAACATCTGCCTCTTTCGGTGGATATTCTGCTGAAGTTACTACTCTGTCAAATTCTTCGGGTGGCTCTGATCGTGAGGGTATCGATTCTATTCGCTTCAATGCACCAAAAGCTTTTGGTGCACAAAACCGTGCTGTTACTGTCAACGACTATTCTACTTTCATCCAGTCCGAAGCCAACTTCGTTGAAACTCTAAATGTGTGGGGTGGGGAAGATAATGATCCTCCGAACTTTGGGAAGGTTTACATCTGCGTGAAGCCGGTGGGAGCTGAGGTTCTGACGGATGCCCAGAAAACTCAGCTGCTTGATGTCATCATTGCTCCTAAGTCCATCATTACGGTGGGCCATGAGATTGTTGATCCTAAATTCGAGTATCTGGAAGTTGACATGAATGTCACCTATGACAGCAGACAAACTCCGCTTTCTTCTAGTCAGCTTGAGAGCCAGATTAAGAATTCTATTTTGGCATATGGGACTACAAACCTTTCGGAATTCAACTCTGCGTTTCGTAAATCTCGCCTTATGTCTTATATTGATGATAGTGAAGCCTCTGTACTAACCGTATCTGCTGATGTAAAAATTCAACGGAGACTGAAACCAACGCTGAATGTTAAGGCTCGATATGACTTAGCATATACTACTCCGATTGCATCTGTAACAGATTTTGAATCTGTGGTCACTTCTACGGCATTCATCTATACAGTAGGAGGCACGTCCTACACCTGCTACCTACGTAATAAAGTGAATTCTACCCAGCTTGAAATCTTCCGTGGTGGTACGGGAGGGGAAGTTATCGTGGTGGATGATGCTGGATATATTGACACGACAAACAACAAGATTGTCCTGTTACCTTTCGAGCCGTCTGGATACCCCGATGCCGATGATGGAATTCGTTTCTCGGTAAGGCCCGCAGACGAGAATACGATTAAGCCACAGCGTGACCTTCTCTTAAAAATTGACAGTGACACCACGTCTGTTAATGCTACCCGAGAGACGTAATGGCTGATAACAACACACTCACACGTCGAGGCGAGCGGGGCGCAGATTTCCAGATTGATAATATCGATCTGCGTCGTCGCAAAGTAGAACAGGCATTGCCTTCACATTTCGTGAAGGAGTACCCGGACTTTGTTGAATTTCTCACAACATACTATGAGTTCCTAGAATCTGATCAAGGTCTTGACCGTATGGTTGAGAGGCTTCGTGATGTGCGTAATGCCGACATTGCTCAGGGTGATTATATTGAACGTATGATGTGTGAGTACGGTGAAGGGTTTCCCGATCTTGGCACACTAACCGATGCCAACGCTCTTAAGCTCTTTCACATGTGGTTCAAGTCTAAGGGTAACCAAGAGGCCATCGAAGCCTACTTCCGTCTCTTCCTGAACACAGAGGCTGAGGTCATCTATCCGAAGGACAACATGCTGCGAGTCTCTGACGGTAACTGGGACAATGATGCTCAGCGATGGGAAGACCAGCAGGGCCACATCTCTGAAACCACAATGGTGATTCAGGACTCAACCTTCTATCAAATTTACTCATATTTGGTTCGGTCTGGTGTTTCTATTGCTGATTGGGGTGCTCAATTTCGTGAATTGGCCCATCCAGCTGGGTGGAATTTGTTCGGCGAAGTTCGAATTGAAGGGCTAGCCCAATTCGAGCAGTATCGTGCTGTTACTCGGTCTGGTGCACGCTCTCCTCAAATCGTTCCGGGCTTCCAGACTCGTGACGCCAACATCCTTATTCTTACGGCAGCGATCTATTTTGTGGTTGGTAACACTGCTGCCGCTCCTATCGATCATCGTATGCGGACCTTCCCGCAATTTATTCGGAAATATTGGAAGGTTGTGGTCGCAGATGGTGATGATGCATATTCTCTAGAAAGTGTCAATAAGAACATCATCACATCTACACACACAATTGGTGAACTGAAGGACTTTCGTATAAACGAAATTAATGAGCCGAGCATTAATAGAACCATTAAATTACCCAATCAGCGCCCCGCTAGGTTCACATATAAGGGTGCATCTAATATCATTAGCGGACTATCGTCTTCGGCCACTGCCGAGCCCGGTAGCAAGCTTGATAGCTTTATACCCCCAGATAATGAATTCGTTTTGGATTTGGACTTTATGTTTCCAATGGATCGTGAATTGAATGGGACAATCATTGAAGAAGGTGGGTCTGGACGAGGATTTTGGTTTGGAATTACTGAATCCAACCTTTTGCGTGTAAGATTCGGAGACGGTGGGAGTGAAGTAGAGGCAAATCTAAATTGCACATATGCAGACTATGAATTTCGGCGAGATGGCCAGATGCATAATGTCGTGGTAGAAATAAACCCAACCGTAAACCCAAATACACTTAGACTTTGGATTGATGGAGTTGTGCAGACTCCTGTTCAATCTTACTATTCATTGATAAACACCTCTTCTCATGGCAATGCTGATGGTGGGTATTTCGCAAATGGACATATCAATGTTGTGGGTGAACCAACATATAAACTTGATTCGTGGGGTGGAACTGCCACGGTATATGATGCTCAATTAATTACGTAATGAACATTTCTTGTATAAATACACACAGAAACAAACTCTAAGGATCGACCATGACTGCTATTGTCACTAATAAGTTTCGCTTTGCCAATCTTCGCAGAGCAAAGCGCCGGATCGACGAAGGCACGGATCAGCTGTATCTGGCCATTGGTCGATCTGAAGCTTGGGATAACGAGTCCCTTCCTCCTACCCCAGACGTAGACTTTGAGGACGAAATTTCAGCCCGACATGCAATTCAATCTGTTAAGAAGGTGACAGATATTGCCCACTGTGCTCCTCGTCACAATTGGACTGCTGGTGGAACCTATGTTGCTTATGATGATGCAGATGCAGATTTGCACACCAAGGCTTATTATGTTCTGAATCAGTCTAACTTCAATGTTTATCTGTGCCTTAAGGCTGGTTCGGGAACATCTACCGTTGAGCCTATCGGTGTTGACGATGGGGGATCAGGGCTTGAAGCTGACCGTGGATCTGTTACCCCAACTGCGGGCGCTGATGGCTACATCTGGAAATATATGTACACCATTTCTGCTGTCGATGCTTCCAAGTTTCTAACCAATGATTTCATACCCGTTTTCCGTGATTCCAATGTGGCATCCAATGCCACAGCAGGAGCTATTCACAATCTGGAAATTGACAATGGTGGTGTGGGGTATTCGTCCGCTCCGACCGTAACCATTGCGGGAGATGGTTCTGGCGCTACAGCTACAGCTACCTTGACTTCCGGTGTCGTTACCGGCATCACCATGACTAATGTTGGATCGGGATATACGTATGCTACGGTTGCTGTTTCCGGCGGCTCTCCCACAACGCCAGCCACTTTGCGGGCGGTTGTGGCTCCTACTGCGGAAGGGCGTGAGATCGATTCTATTGATGTTACTAATGGTGGAACATCGTACACAAATGGATCAATGACGATCAATATCTCAGGTGACGGATTCAATGCTGAAGCTACTGGCACCGTTACCGCTGGGGTTCTTCAAAACTCTATTACTATTGACGAAGCAGGTTACGGCTATAACGAAGCTTCTGCGGTACCGGCCACGAGTACTGCTGGCACAGAGGCCGAACTGACTGTACGATTTACATCGCCAAAAGGTGGATTTGGCTATGACCCTACCGTAGACATGAACGCCTATTACATCATGGGGAATGTGCTGCTTGAGGGCGATGAGAACCCGGCAGACGGCTTCAACGGTGACTTTATTCCAGCTAACAATTACCGCCAGCTTATGCTTCTGAATAACCCACTGGACCTATCATCTCCTCAAGAATCTTTCACAGAGACAACCGGTATTGTTTTGCGCAATCACCTTGTTTCGGCAGGGGGTACATGGGTGATTGATGATACGGTCACCGGGCAGTCCTCTGGTGCCAAAGCTGTTATTGACTACTACGATTCCAACACGGAATCTCTTTACTTTCACCAGAACTCAACAACTGGATTTGGGTCATTTACAGACGGCGAAGTTCTAACTGGCGACGGTGTTTCTACCGGTTCCATTGATGGCGCTTCGGATTCTGCTGATCGGGATGGCGAAGTAGATAAGTATTCGGGTCAGATTTATTATATCGAAAACCGTGTTGCAGTTTCTCGGGCCATTGACCAAACCGAGGATATAAAGTTAGTCGTTCAATTCTAGCTTAATGACCCAGAACAAAAAAACCGTAAGGAAGAACTATGAAATCTCCAAGACCCCTTAAATTTAAATATAGTACCCTAACTACCACTGTAAGTCAAAACGCCGAAGACTACGAAGCCATCAAGATTGAACAGACCCATGATCGAGATCGCTGGCAGGCAGTTGAGCTTATGCCGGATGAAGTCGATTCTATTGCGAGTCAGATCGAATCTGGTAGAAGCGAAGGCGTAGTTACCCATGTGAGTGACATCACCAACAAAGTCAAATTCAACGTGACCGAAAAAGGTATCACATTAATTGGGTGGGCCACAGACAACCAAGGCACAAGTCCCGTGGGTGAAAATATGGTCGTCATGCTCAAACTCAAAGACTTCAATCAGATTCAAGATTGGATGGTGAGGTATGATGATGAAGATAGTGAATATGTAGATTCTGACAAAGTTCAAGAATCTTTTGAGGCTCAGGTCCTAAATATTCTGAAGTACAATAAGTAAGGAATAACCAATGGCTGTAGATACATCAGTATCTCCGTATTTCGACGATTATAATACGGATGATGGATTTCACCGTATCTTGTATCGTCCGGGGCGTGCTGTACAAGCCCGAGAGCTTACACAACAACAAAGCATCCTTCAAGAGCAAATCAAACGCTTCGGACAGAACATCTTTCTGGATGGCTCTGCCGTACTGGCTGCTGGTGTATCTGTTGATACCAACTATGAGTATGCGAAGATCACGAACGGCTCCTTTGGGGATGTCGTTGCTGGCGCTACCATTGTTGGTTCTTCTTCTGGTTTGGTGGCTGAACTGATCGAAACTGTTGCGGCTGAGAATTCTGATCCTAACACTTTGTACATTAAGTATACAGGAGGCGGGTCTTCTGAAGGCGGGCGCTTTGTTGATGGTGAAACGTTGACATGGACCAATCCAGTATCCGGATCTGGTTCATATACAGTTGATACGTCCGGTACTGGTACTGGTACGAAGGTAGATCTACAAGAAGGGTGGTACTTTACCCGTGGTTTCTTCGTCAAGGCCACCACCCAATCTCTGATTATTGAGAAGTACGGGATTCCGTCCGGTATTCAAGAAATTGGACTTACAGTTGCGGAGTCTATTGTCACCTCTGATACTGATGGATCTTTATTGGACAATGCTAACGGAACAAACAACTTTAATGCTCCGGGTGCTGATCGCCTCAAATATGCCCTGAATCTAATCAAGCGTGATGATATCGTGGCGGGTGATGACTATTTCACCGTAATTACCCTACGTGACTCCACTATTGTTGATAAGGTGGATCGCAGCTCGTATGCCATTATCGGTGACGAGATGGCCCGGCGAACATTTGATGAATCGGGTAACTATACTATCGACCCCTTCCTCTTAACAGTGGCCGAGCATGAATCCGACGACACCAAGCTAACCCTGACCTTTGATCCCGGTAAGGCATATGTCCGTGGGTATGAAATCGAGAAATCCCTTTCAACTTCTATTGATGTTGATAAGGCTTTGTCTACCGAGGTTAAGGCAAACGGTAAAACATCTACATATTTTGGTAACTACATTCGTGTCACATCTATCAGCGGAAATCCCCCTGTTGACGATTTTGACGCCCTAAACCTACGTGATTCCGGTTCCACTATTCGGGGAACGGCTAGAGTTCGTGGAATTGAACGTGAGTCGGGGTCTATTTACCGTCTCTACCTATTTGATATTCAGATGAATTCCGGCTACAGCTTCAACGTTGTACGGACTGCTGCTAATGGTGCGTTTTCTTCTACGCTGATCGGTGAAGATGATTCAGCCCTGACGACCAACAGTGCCCAGCTCTACGATGTGGATCGCAACAACCTTCTGTTTGAAATCCCTCAATCCCGTGTACAATCTATCGAAGACATTACGGTTAGAGTCCAAAGACATGAGACTCAGACTACTGATGGTTCTGGTAATGTAACCTTGGATACAACGTCTGCTTCTATCACATGGGAAGATACAGACGATTGGATTGTAATTCGATCTGACACCGGGGCAGTTGTTACTCCGGGCGGTTATGGATCTACGGGGGCTCAAACTATCGCTGTAAGCGGCCTCACAGCCTCCACAGAGCATATCTTCATTGCATATGTAGATAAGACCACAGCAACCACAAATGCTCGCACAAAGACCCTGACAACGGTCACGGATCAAGTTGTAGCATCCCCGGGCTCAGGCAATATTGTTCTGGGTGAGTCTGATATTTTTGTGGTTGATAGTGTCAAGGATTCCGACAATTCGGACGCTGATATCACGGATCGATATGACCTCGATAATGGTCAGCGGGATAACTTCTATCAAGATGGCGTGTTGATTCTAAAGGCTAACCAGACTGCGCCCACTGGCAATGTTAAGGTATCCTACAAGTACTTTGCTCATGGTGCTGGTGATTATTTTAACGTAGATAGCTATAACTCACTTGTATCCGACCCCTCTTATAACTATGGGGACATTCCCAAACACACCCTTGCCAATGGTGATGTGGTTCGTCTGTCTGATGTATTTGACTTCCGCCCAAAGCTGAATAATCCACAAACTGGATATACTGGTAATGGTGCGGCTATTAATGAGTTGCCGCAGAACAACCAAACTATTCAAGCTGACGTAACCTACTATGTGCCTCGTATCGATTTGCTATATATTGATGCAGAAGGCAATTTCGGGTCTGTTACCGGGGCAGCAGCTCTAAACCCACAGGCACCTAATCCGCCCGACAATGCCATGGGGATCTATCGATTCGGCCTGTTTGCGGGTACTATTGATGCTTCCGATGTCATCCCGGTATTCATCGAAAATAAACGATACACTATGCGGGACATTGGTAAAATTGAAAATCGCATTGATCGTATCGAAGAGTGGACAACTCTGAGTCTTCTTGAATCCGACACTGCTACCTTAGAAGTTCTGGATGCAAACGGTAACAACCGATTCAAATCGGGATTCTTTGTAGATAATTTCAAGGACTTTACGTTTACAGACTTCAATTCTCGGGAGAATCGATCATCTGTTGATCCGATGATTGGGGAGTCTCGTCCTACTTTCTACGAATACAATGTGGGAATTCGTTACACATCTTCTGGATCTTCGGGTGTAACTGTTGTCGGTGATTTTCTATTAATGAGCTACACAGAAGAGACGGAAATTACGCAAGGCGTGGCGTCCTCTACCATTAATGTTAACCCATACAATGTCATCACAAACACTGGTGGAATAACACTATCTCCTGAGACTGATGAATGGCGAGACGTTAATACCACAACGATCTCAAATACAATTCGTGAGACACAAGCCGTTAATCCAAATCAGGGCGGTAATTTTGATAATTGGCGCTGGAATTGGACAGGTGTCCCTAATCAAATCTCTAACGGCATCATTACACCAACACAAGCAGGTGGTCTCCGTGGCGGTAACAACCGTATCACAGATAACAATTTTGCCACTATGGTTGAACTAATTGATTTCTAAGGATAAACAATGACTACACCTCGTACAACTACCATTACACTTCCGGGTGGAGTGCGACGCACCACTACCACCCGTACAGTGTCTGTGGTGCTTTTGCCGTTTATCCGGTCTCGGAAGGTATTTTTCAAAATTGAAGGACTTCTACCAAACATGAGGCATAGGCCACTGTTTGATAATGTAGACGTATCTGATTGGTGCCGTGAAGAAACCTTCACCCGTGTTTCCACAACCACATCAGAGAGCACTGTTGATAATACATCAGACCTGACAGAACACCCCGATGGTTCCACCAGCCTTATTTCTGATGCTAACGGTGTAATAGAAGGCTCTTTCTACATCCCAAATACATCTAGCCTACGTTTTCGAGCAGGTCGCCGTGAGTTCAAGGTGCGTGATTGGAATGCAACCACCGATGCCAACTCTATTTCTAAGGCATTTGCGTCATACACGGCTCAGGGTACATTAGAAACTCAAGAGACCAGTGTAACCACGATCTTCCCGCCGCCGCCACCGACACCGCCTGTTAGATTCATTGACCCGGTTGCCCAGTCATTTGTAATTGAGAGGCCCGAGGGGTGTTTTATTACATCTGTAGATTTGTTCATGCAGTCTAAGGATAGTCGTGTTCCACTTCAGGTTCAAATCCGTGGAATGCAGAATGGCACTCCTAATGGGACCCCTTTGCCGGGCGCTCGTAAATTTGTAGCAGCGGCTGATGTCAATGTTTCCGACAACCCGAATATCAATAACGCCGGGACGATCACCAATGTTGCATTTGATGCCCCGATCTACCTAAACGGCTTCACCGAATATGCTGTGGTTCTGCTGGCCGAGTCTGATGCATACAATGTGTGGACGGGAGTAATGACCGAGTTCGAGGTTGGATCTACGACCAACCGCATCATGAAGCAACCTTCTATGGGTTCATTCTTCAAGTCTCAAAATGGATCAACATGGACCCCAGATCAAAGCCGAGATTTGATGTTTCGTCTTAAGAGAGCCGAATTTACACCGGGGTCCGCTACTGCCTCGTTTACATCTCTTAATCCTCTTAAGGGTGTTGTGTCTGCTATCGAAACAACAGATGTTGATGCGAATCCAACCCTGCGGGTATTTTGTCAGGACCACGGCCTTGTATCCGGCGTGTCCCGGGTTACAATCAGTGGGTCTAGTGCAGTGAATGGCGTTGCTGCTGGATCTATTAATGACACTCATACAGTCGTGGACGGACAGGATGCCGATAGCTTTACTATCACAATCACAGGAGATAACTCTACTTCTACTGGTATTGTATCCCAGTCCAATTGCTTCGTAGATAAGGATAACCGCTTCAATATCTTGTTTGCAAACGTTAACCAGATGGTTCTGCCTCAAGCATCTTCCAACTGGTCCGCCAAGACCACCACTGGACGATCTTTGGCCGGATCAGAAACTGCATATTCCAAAGATTCATCTTATGGTGTTATTATGCCGAATGAGAATATGGAGTATCCAACTCCTCGCCTCGTTGCTGGTGCGTCCAACAAAAGTGCTAACATGGCCAATTCTTCATCTCTGGACTTGAGAGCCACACTTTCCACGTCATCTAATTTAATCTCTCCTGTGATTGATCTTAGCCGCTTGTCCGCATCTCTGATTGGAAATCGCATTGACCGGCCAGCCGCAGCGGCTGCTACCGGCTACAACGTTCCTGCCAACTATGTGGCCGAGACCGATCCTATCGATGGCTCTGCACAGGCCAAACACCTTACACGTGCCGTGACTCTAGACACAGCTGCCGTTGGGTTGAAGGTTTTGTTTGCTGCGAATCGCCCAGCAGATTCAGAGATTGCACTATATTACCGCATTGCAGAATCTGGTAATGATAAGCCTCTAAATCAAACCAATTGGATTCTGGCTACTATTGATCAGCAGATTCAAACTGATGATGACCCAAATGTATTTCGTGAATATTCATACACTATTGATGACCTAGAATCTTTTAACACATATCAGTTTAAATTTGTCTATACTTCCACGAACTCATCGGCTGTGCCACGTGTAAGAGATTTACGTGCTATTGCTTTGGGGACATAAATAGATGAAAGTCCAAGGACACCCAGACCTTATTAGGACAGCAAGCGGTGCTATTTGCAATATCAATTCTATTGAATTGCAAGCCGCTCGCATGCGTAAGCAAAAACAAAAAGAAAAAGAACAGGAGATGGATGACCTCAAAGAAGAGGTCGCCGAACTCCGTCAACTCGTAAGGAAGCTATTAGATGGCTGATAGAAGCGTATCATACACCGATACTATCCAGACATGGTTTGAGACTTACAACCTGACAGCTCAGGATGTAGGTGATATTGCATTGCTGGATACGTCTGCGGGTGACCTCGTTGATGCGGTAAATGAAGTGCACGGGGAATTGGACCTGCTAGACACTCGTGTAGGCCCATTGACGAACATCCATGTTGATATTCGAGACGGCACTTCTGTTACCCAATCTTTGGATAATTTCTATGATAGCTATATTGCATGGGCAGATCCGGACACTGATTTTGACACGGTTTCTCAGACTGCGACCGGAGCCCTTAACGAACTGCACTCAGATTATGACGATCTGGATGCATGGGTTGGTACTCGGTCATTTACTGTAACCGGGGCTATCTGGTCCGCATCAACAGTGACAGAGGCAATTCAAGACTCTTGGGATGATTATTACAATTTCATTGGCAGAGGGGTAATTTTATCTACCACCGCTTCTAATGTGGTTGCTGGACTAAATGAAATTCACGACGAGCGTGACGCTCTGGATGTCCGTGTGGGTGCTCTTGCCACCCTTAACAATGACATCGAAGGTGGCGATATTGTCAGCTCTATCAATTTGCTGGATGTCAAGTTCGAAAACTTCACTGGGATCGGTACTTCTCTAGACACCTCATCTGGAACTCTGGCAGGAGGGCTCAATGAGCTGCATGGAGAGCATAATACTCTAGATGCCCGTGTAGGCCCTCTGAATACTATTGCTTCTGCTGTTCGAGGCGCTGATGTTGTCGAATCGGTGGATAACGTCTACGATGAATTTGACAGCCGAGTTGGCTCCCTGTCAAATTTGGCCAATGCCTTTACCGGACCAAATGATAATAACACGGTTGCCGCTATTAATTTCCTGTGGACCGAGCATGACGATCTTGACACCCGTACCGGTGCTCTATCAACGATTCCCGCCGACATCCGAGGTTCTGATGTTGCGGGCTCTATTCTTTTGCTCGACCAGAAATTGCTTGATCGTGACGGCGACCTTGGTGCTTTGGATACGGTGTATAGTTCCGATCTTGTTGGTGCTATCAATGAACTACATTCCGAAATCAATACAAACGCAACCAATATTTCTACTGCTGATGCCGAGATTGGTAATATTTCTAGTATCAACACTACTATCCGTGGAGCTGATACTGATCTATCTAGCATCGTAGATAATTTTTACGATGCATATACCCTATGGACGGGTGTAGGTACGTCTCTAACTACAAACTCTACATCATTGGCTGGGGCTATTAATGAAATCGAGTCTAATCACAATTCTCTTGATACTCGGGTGGGTAGTCTTGGGGATCTTGATTCTGGCTTTACGGGCGCTAACGATAATAGCATTATTGCGGCGATTAATTATCTCTATAGCCTTGAAACCGGAGAGACACAAAATTTCACGGATGCCGTTCTTACTGGTACCCTTGATGTTGATGGGCTTGCTACTCTTTCTGGTGGTCTGACAATCGATTCCGGTGGATTTACATCTCTGGGGATTGATGATAATGCAACCGCAAATCGAGTGCAGATTGAAAATTCTGCAATCACATTGAAAAGGGCCACGACTGTTCAGGGAAATCTTATCTCAACCGAAGATGTAACGGGGGATAATTTTCTTCTAACATCATCATCAGGCTCTATTAATAATGGGGCCGGAGAGCGCATTGATTTTGATTCCAATTCTGTAGATATCGTTGCCGCTGCCGGAACTGTTGGAATATTCTCTGGCTCGGGTATCACGTTTTATGAAGACCTCACTCTGTCTGGGAGTGGTATTTCCGTTCCATCTGGACATACGGTTACAGTAAGCGGATCAGAAGTTTTCCACCCCGGTAACATGGGTTCTGGATCTGGGCTGGATGCCGATACACTAGATGGAGTGAATCTATCTTCTCTGGCTCGCACCGATCTTGCATCAGAAACCTTTACACAGGATGTGGTTATCAACGGCGACTTGACCGTTCTGGGTACAACGACTACTGCTTCACAAGAAACCCTTGAAATTGAATCTAATGAAGTTGTATTGAACGCTACGGTTACAGGAGCGCCAACACAAAATGCATTCTTCAAAGTTAATCGGGGGACATCAGATGATGTCGAGATCCGGTGGAATGAGTCTTCTAATATCTGGCAGCTAACATCTGATGGTATTAGCTACTCTCGCATTCTTACCACTGCGGACGAAAATGGTGGCAACGGACTGAATGCTGACCTGTTAGATGGCGAACATGGCTCCTATTATCGGGCGTGGGCTAACTTGACGGGCGTGCCATCAACATTTACGCCGAGCGCACACACTCATGATGCTAGTGATGTAGTATCAGGTGTTCTCGGATCGGCTCGCATTCCGGATTTAGATGCATCCAAAATCACAGCAGGCGTTCTCGGATCGGCTCGCATTCCGGATCTAGACACATCCAAAATCACGTCTGGCACTTTGTCAGACTCACGTCTCCCTACCAGTATGGCAGATAAGACCATCACAGGGACATTAAAATCAAATCTTGTTTCGACCGCTGATGGCGAAGCAATTGTTATTGCTGCGGGCGAAGCAGCTCCTCAAACCTCCAATAAAAATTCGGGAGAATTTGTGTGGCTTGCCGGGGAAAGAGGAGTGCGGGCTGTATCCTCTTCCGATAACTGGGCTACCGGATGGAGTGGTCGATACGAAGCCACTGTTGTTGATAATTTCGGAGATTCTGATTTTCCCGGGACCGTTAATGCCGCCGGACTCACCGTGAATAGCAGTGCGGTATGGCATGAAGGTAACTTCACTCCGACTGCACAGCCAGCATCTAATATTACATCCGGGACATTTGCAAGTGCTAGAATTCCGGATCTAGATGCATCGAAGATCACATCTGGACAATTTTCTAATTCCAACATTTCCGATATTTCGGCCAACAAGATTACTGCCGGTACACTAAACTTGTCATCTTCTGAAATCAGAGTTGACTTTTTACGCCTAAGTAATAACGAAGCTTCCGATCTTACTGCTGATGGGCAATTGATTTACGATGCTTCTGATGGTTTATACTATCGTGCGGCTTCTGTGAATTACAATGTCTGGTCCGAGCAAAATGACGGGGCTGGATCTGGACTAGACGCTGATCTACTCGATGGCTTCCACGCATCCAGCTTCTCTCAGGTTGGACACACCCATGCCGCTTCGGACATCACGTCTGGTACTTTGTCAGCGGCACGACTTCCTGATCTGACCGTTGCAGATTTTGCCGGAGCCGCCATTCAAGTTTCTTCAGAATCATTTTCAAACTCTAACACAGTTTTGATGACGGCTGCTGCCATTGAGGATAAGATTGAGAGCTACGGTTACACCACAAATTCTGGTGACATCTCTGGTGTCACCGCCGGTTCAGGCCTGACCGGCGGCGGGTCTTCTGGTTCCGTTACGCTGAACATCGGTGCCGGTACTGGTATAACAGTTGCGGCTGACGCTATCAGTGTGAATATGGGGGCTTTCAGCACATCTAACCTGTCTGAAGGTACCAACCTCTACTATACAGATACCCGGGCAAATTCTGCTATTGATTCCCGTGTTACCAAGAGCTTTGTGGATGCACTCAATGTAGATGCCGATACATTGGATGGCCTTAATTCTGGGGCTTTCCTTCGAGCCAACACAACAGACACCGCAGCGGCTCAGATCACATTTAGCGATGGAATAAAAATTACCGATAGCAAAATCGCCGGATTCGGTAATAGTTCTGACTTTGAAATCTTCCATAGCGGCACTCATGCCTATATGGATATGAATACCGGTAATCTGTATGTTCGTGACGGCACGACTACCCGCTTCACCTTTGATGATAATGGTGCCTTCACGGCTACCGGTGACATCACGGCATTCTCGGATGTAAACCTCAAAGAGAACATCGAAGAGATCAGTAGCGCTCTGGATTTGATCCGGGGAATCCGTGGAGTGCGCTATGACTGGCGTGATACTGAACGCTTTAATGATCGTCGTCAGATTGGTGTTATTGCTCAGGAAGCCGAAGAGACCCTGCCGGAAGTTGTTCACACCAATGAGGACGGTGAGAAGCTGGTGAACTACGAGAAGATGGTTCCGGTCCTGTTGGAGGCCATTAAGGAACTGGAAGCCCGTGTGGCAGAACTGGAAGGTAAATAATGGCCCTCGCTGATCGTACCGCATTTAAGGAATACTGCCTGCGCCGTCTTGGCGATGGTGTTATTGAGATTAACGTGTCTGATGCTCAGGTTGAAGATCGGATCGATGACGCCATCCAGATGTGGCAAGAGATGCACAATGATGGCTTTGAGGAAGTCTATGTCACACATGTGCTAACCCAGACAGACGTAGACAATGGATACATCACTGTGCCTGATGACATCATGCTTGTCCATGGCGTCTTTGGTATCTCCGATCCTATGTTGTCTCGTTCTCTTCTGGACATCAACTACCAGATTAAGCTGACCATGATTCAGGAACTACAAATGATGGGTGGGATGCAATCCTACATCCAGACTCGACAGTATCTGAATATGATGGACGATCTTCTCAATGGGGAAGTTAGCTGGCGCTACCATCGCTATGGCAAGCGACTCTATATTGACGGTACGGATACCGGTGAGCTGAAGGCTGGCGAATATGTGGCACTCAAGGCCTATGTACGGGTGGACCCTGCGACATCTACGGCATGGGACAACATCTGGCTGAAGGCCTATGCTACGGCTTTGATCCAGCTACAGTGGGGTCAGAATCTTGCCAAGTTTGAAGGTGTGATTATGCTGGGTGGTGTTACCATGAATGCTGGTGGTATTCTGGACCAAGCACAAAACGAGATCGCCAAACTGGAAGAAGAGCTTCAGACTAAATGGAGCGATCCAGTAGACTTTTACGTGGGATAAACAATGGCTACTAACTCACACTTTAACAGCAATTCGGTGGGAGTTGCGACAGAACAGTCATTATACGAAAACCTTATCATTGAGTCCCTTAAGATTTACGGTCAGGACATGACCTATGTCCCCCGTGATGAAGTTGAAATTGATAGATTATTTGGAGAAGATGTTGCGTCATCATTTACTACATCATATGACATTGAGATGTATGTCGAGAACTCCGAGGGTTACGAAGGGGCCGACTTGTTTCAAAAATTCGGTATTGAGATTCGTGACGAAACTACGCTTGTGGTGTCTCGGTCACGTTGGAATACCGTCATTGGAACACCGCATAGTCAGACACGCCCCAACGAAGGAGATTTGATCTATGTGCCGTTTTCAAAAACCATATTTGAGATCACCATGGTTGAACACGAAGAGCCATTCTATGCTCTTGTAAATCTGCCTGTATACAAGCTGCGCTGTGCTGTCTTCGAATACAACGGCGAAGATATTGATATTGACGGAGTAGACACCTCTGAGTTGGAAAGTGACTATGCTCAGGTTCTTACTGTTGCCAGTGCTGGTGCTTTCACGTTGGGAGAGACCATCACTCAGGTTCACTCTGGAACCATTGTCACTGGTGAGCTGGTATCCATGTCCGGGACTGACCTTGTTGTGTCTCATGTCACGTCATCCTCTGGCGAATTCCAGATGTTCACTTCTGGTATAGATATTACAGGAGACGAGTCTACAGTTACCCGCTCTGTTACAGCAGTAGCAGACTGGACTGATGACAACACAAATGAATACGAACTTAATGACGACTTTGACTTGGATTCAGAGGGAGTTATTGCTGACAGTTCAAATCCATATGGAGCTGATTACTAATGCAAGGATCTTACAATTATACTCAGACGCTTAGACGAGCTGTCAGTACCTTTGGCAAGCTTTTCGATGAACTGTATGTTTCCCGGGGTGGCAAGAATCAACAGCGGGTGCCTATTGCCTATGGGCCACGCCAGAAGTTCATATCCCGTGTAACTGAGCGACCGGACCTTCCTGACGACCACGTTGCCATCACCTTGCCACGTATGTCTTTTGAAATGGATGCCCCTGTATATGCAGCTCAGCTTCAGAAGAACAAAAATGCAACACTGACCTGTCCACCAAATGTGGCCGGGCAGAACCTTGCCGCCAAGATTTGGCAACCAGCTCCATACCTAATTCCCTTTGAACTCAGTATCATGACTCGGAATGTGGATGAAGCTAACCAGATTCTGGAACAGATTCTCCCTCACTTTAAACCTTCTGTTGGTCTTCGTATCTACCCGATCAAAGACAACACAGATATTATTGACGATGTAAACATCTCTTTGCAAACAGTATCCAAAGAAGATAGCTATGAAGGTGAACAGGCAGACCGCCGCCTGATCATATACACGATCATGTTTGAGATGCGCCTGAATCTGTGGGGAAAAGTAGACACACAAGTAGAAGTTATTAAAAACGCAATCATCAATTTCAAAGATTCTGACACCAACGACACAATACTAACATCGACAACCTCTGTGGACCCGCAGACTGCCGATGAGACGGACAATTACACGATCAACGTGACACATACATATGGATATGACCAATGAGTGAAGATGACAACAGACCCGTAGAAGAGCCCAATGTTCGTGAGGATCAGATTGATGACTATCAGCTATCCCGTGCAATCTACGCACAGCTGATCCAGCATGGCATGAAGGGCCTAGACCGCCTAAGTGAGATCGCAGAAGAGAGTGAACACCCTCGCTGCTTTGAAATCCTTGGGAATTATATCAAAAACATCGGTGATCTTAACGACAAGCTGCTGGACAACCAGCGTAAGATTCAGGTGATCAATCAGGATCAAGGTGTTAACACTGCCCCCATTGACCCGAGTCAACAAGTTGAATTCACTGGCTCAACAAAGGACATTGTGAAGATGCTAAAAGACCTGCGTGAAGAACCGCAGGATGCAGAATTCACAGAACTAGGAAATGGTTCAGACAATACCGAAACCTAAGCATAAGCTTACATGGGCCTGTCCTCAGAACCCACATAACCTCCCAACCTATCTTGGCAATCCGAAGATTAAGCGTGCGGGTGTATCCCAGAACTTTACGAAGTGGGAGCTACAGGAATGGGTGAAGTGTTCCCAAGATAAGGATTACTTCTGCTCCACCTACATCAAGGTCATCAAACCGGGTGAAGGTCTCATCAACTATGAGCCATATCCGTACCAGATTGACATGATGGATGAGTTCGAGAAGAACAGATTCAACATCGTTCTTGCGTGTCGCCAGTCTGGTAAGTCAGTGGGGTTTATTGGATATGTTGTGTGGCTGATGTTATTCTCGGATAAGGCAGAGCACGTCATCATTGCGGCCAACAAACTGGACACCGCCAAGGAAATGCTGACCCGTATCCAACGGGCTATTGAGAACCTTCCGTTCTTCCTTCAGCATGGGTGCCGGGAATACAACAAGACCTCCATCACATTCGATACTGACACCAAGATTGAAGCCATCGCAGCTTCCTCTGATGGTGCTCGTGGTAAGTCCGGCTCGCTCATGATTTGCGATGAGTTCGCATTCGTAAATGGTGATGAGGAATTCTACGAATCTAACTACCCGCTTATCTCTTCCTCTGATACTGCTAGGATGATTATCGTATCCACGCCTAATGGTATCAACAATGTCTTCTTCCGTCTCTATGATGGTGCCAAGAAGGGCCTAAACAGCTTCAATCCTATCCGGGTTGACTGGTGGGACGTTCCGGGTCGTGATGAGGCGTGGAAAGAGATGACCATGGGCAACATTGGCGAGAAGCGATTTGGTCAGGAGTTCGGTAACAACTTCAACCAAACCTCCTCCACGCTGATTGACATGGAATTCCTGCAACTCATGACCCATGAGGAGCCTCTTGAAGTCACATCGGACGTAAAAGTCTATGAGAAGCCCGTAGAGGGCCATGAGTACATTCTGGTAGCCGATGTATCAAAAGGCCGAGGAATCGATTTCTCGACCATCTCAGTGGTCGATGTGAGCCAATTGCCGTATAAACAGGTGGCTGCATATCGAGACAACAACGTTTCACCTATGATCTTCCCGAATTTGATCCATAAGGTGGCTAAATCCTACAACGATGCCTTCACGATTATCGAAGCTAATGCCGGTGAGGTTGTTTTTAAGATTCTCTACTACGATTTGGAGTATGAAAACGTATTTACGTCCAAGGTTGCTAACGGGAGGTCCATGGGATTGGAGATTAACCGCAAGGTTAAGCGCATGGGGACCACAAACCTCAAGGATTTGATCGAAAGAGGCAAGCTGAAGATCGTAGACGAGGAGACCATTAAGGAATTTTACGTCTATGAAGCTCGCAAAGAGAGCTTTGAGGCCCGAGACGGCTACCATGACGACATGATTGCCGGTCTGGTGATGCTTGCATGGTTCTCAGATACCGATATGTTCGGTGACATGACCACAAACAAGCTCCGAGACATGATGAACGAGGAAAAGAAGGCTCTGATCGAGAAATCTATCCCAGCTTTAGGCTTTTTGCCCGATGATGACGCTATGGACCTACTTGAAAAGTGGGGCGAGATTGACACTGACGTAAAATGGTCTATCGAAGGCGTATATACAGATTGGGACCTTAGTAAAAAGGACCCCGATCCTTGGGATTTCCGATTATAGTCATAGAGACCTCCTTTTACATAAATATCTCCGAGTGAAATCCTTGCCATGTTCGCTTATAATTCTTCTCTAAGAGGGTAATATGACTTTTCTTCTTTCTGCCGGAGTAAATGTATCGGAAATCGATAACACCAGCTCCATTGCACCTGTAAGCACGGCTACCGGCGCTTTTGTTGGTAACTTTAGGTGGGGTCCGGTTAATGAAATCACCGCTGTCGAGTCCGAAACCGATCTTGCATCTAAGTTTGGCGCTCCTAGCGCCTCAGAGGCCGTTGACTTTCACACCGCTGCTTATTTTCTCAAATATTCTCGTGACCTACGTGTTGTGCGTGCGAACAACGGCGGCAATTCTGCCAATGCCGGGGGCGCTACTGACCTGACCGTCAATAATGACGATGCCTATGATGACGCCACGTTTGTTTTTGCTAACCATGGTCACTTCCTTGCCCGTTTTCCGGGTGCATTGGGCAATTCCCTGAAAGTTTCCGTCTTTGGATTCAAAACAGATGCATCCACGACCGCAACTAACTTTGGAAACTGGACATACGGTTCTAATTTCGATGGTGCACCGGGTACGTCTGCTTATGCTGCTCGCTTCGGCTCTAGCAACGATGAAATCCACATCGCTGTGATCGACGAAGACGGCCTGTTCAGTGGTGTTCAGGGTACGGTTCTGGAACGCTTCCAGTTCCTGTCTCAAGCATCTGATGCCAAGGCTGCTGACGGTTCTAGCCTGTACTATGTTGACGTGATCAACAACACATCTCAGTACATCCGCTTTGCTGCTGTTGACGACACCAACTTTGCCAATGCCGGTTCTGCTACCACTGGTGCACTAGACTATGCAGTAACTCCTGCTTCCGGTGTGGTTGATACGTCTCTGTCTGGCGGTGACGACAGCGGTGCATTCGTCGCTGGTACGTACACTGGCGGTTGGGATCTGTTTGCAGATTCTGCAACCGTTGACATTTCTCTGCTGATCGCTCCTGATCTTGCTTCCGGTATTGCTGTAACTGTGGCTAACCACATCATCTCTATTGCGGAAGCTCGTAAGGACTGTGTTGCTTTTATCTCTCCCGTTTCGGGAGATGACAAGGCTGCGATTCTTACATTTGCCGACAGCCTAACCTATAGCTCTTATGCCTTCATCGACTCTGCACGACTTAAGGTATATGATAAGTACAATGACACATATGTCAACATTCCAGCATGCTCTTCTGTTGCTGGCCTAACGGCTGACACGGATCGCACTGTTGGTGCTTGGTACTCTCCGGCTGGTTTGCGTCGTGGTCAACTTCGTGGAGTCACGAAGCTGTACTACAACCCATCACAAGCTGATCGGGACGACCTGTACAAGCGTGGTATTAACCCTGTTGTGACCTTCCCCGGGGAAGGAACGATCCTGTACGGTGATAAGACTCACCTTGGCCGTCCTTCTGCCTTTGACCGCATTAATGTCCGTCGCCTGTTTATTGCGCTTGAAAAGGCTATCTCTCAGGCTTCTCGCAGCACCCTCTTCGAATTCAACGATGTGTACACTCGTGCGCAGTTCGTGAACCTCGTTGAGCCGTTCCTGCGCACTGTCAAGGGGCGCAGGGGTATCACTGATTTCGCAGTGGTCTGTGACGACACCAATAATACTGGTGACGTGATTGATCGCAATGAATTTGTGGGCGATATTTATATCAAGCCTGCACGTTCTATCAATTATATTCAACTCAACTTCATTGCTACCCGCACTGGTGTTGATTTTAATGAAGTTACGGGAGGGTAATTCTAATGTCTCTTGATGTAAATGACTTTAAAGCCAAATTTTCCGGCGGGGCTCGCCCAAACCGATTCCGTGTACTCATCAGCTTCCCCGGCTATGCTGGGGGAGATACAGAAGAGACCAGCTTCATGGTTAAGGCAGCTTCTATGCCCGGTGTACAATCTGGCGAGATTAACGTAGCCTTCCGTGGCCGTCAAATTCCTTATCCGGGTGATAAGACATTTGAACCATGGAATGTCACTGTTCTCAATGACATTGATTTTTCTGTACGCAATGCTCTCGTGGCATGGCACAACGGTATTAATGATAACGCTACGAACAGCTCTGACCAGCCCATCGACAGCTGGTTCTCTGACATCATCGTAGAACAGCTTGGTCTGGCCGAGGGTGAGGTTCTGAAGCGATATAAGCTCCATGGAGCTTATCCTCAGACTGTAGGTGAGATTTCTCTGGACAACGAATCTGGTGACCAAATCGAAACATTTGAATCTACGTTCCGATTCCTCTACTGGACAGAGGCTTAATTAATACATAAACCGGTAGCCTATAAATAGTCAAGGCTACCGGTTTATTTAATTTAGGGTAATATGATGCAAGAGATTACAGGCTCACCGTTCTCATCAGAAGAAAAGCAAAGAGCTAAGGATTTCCAGTTCTTTGGTTATGAGATCATTGATAAAAATGATGCTCCTGATAACGAAAAAGCATCATCCTTCGTACCTCCTCTTGAAGAGTCGGAGAGTGCGATTGTTACCACGGCTGGGGCTGTCTTCGGTCATGGTATCGATGTGCGTGGAGATCACTTTGTAAATGACCGTGATCTTATCGTAAAATACCGTAATGCTGCCATGAATCCAGAAGTTGACCGGGCCATTGATGAAATCGTCAATGAAGTGGTCGTTGCTAACGATGAGGACCAGCCGGTTACACTGAACCTTGACCATATCGATGAGATGGAAAAGGGCGTTAAAAAGAAGATTCAGGAAGAGTTTGAGCACATCCTGAATCTTATCGATTTCCGCAAATATGGACACGACATCATCCGCCGCTGGTATGTGGACGGGCGCATAGCATACCACAACGTTATCGACCTGAACAATCCGAAACGTGGCGTGATTGAAATGCGACCAATCAATCCACTCAAAATTCAACGGATCAAGGAAGTCGTTGAAGAACAAGATCCCCGTAGCGGTGCGAAGATGATCGCTGGGTGGGATGAATATTTTGTATATTCTGATGATGGGTTCGTAGCTAACAACAACTCTCAACAAACTGGTGGATCTGGCGGCGGACAGGCTGTACAAGGCCTGAAGATCGCCAAGGATGCTGTGAGCTATGTGACCTCTGGTCAGATGGACCCGAGCCGTCGATTCTCCCTCTCACATCTGCACACATCTCTGCGCTATATCAACCAGCTCCGTATGATGGAAGATGCTCTGGTTATCTACCGTCTCTCTCGTGCTCCTGAGCGCCGTATCTTCTACGTTGACATTGGTGATATGCCGAAGGCCCAAGGCCAGAAGTATCTTGCCAGCATTATGCAGAAGTACCGCAACAAGCTGAGCTACGATCCAGAGACCGGCACAACCAAGCAAGATCGTCGTCACATGCATATGCTTGAAGACTTCTGGCTCCCAAGGCAAAATGGCAAGGGGACAGAAGTCTCCAATCTGCCGGGCGGACAAAACCTTGGTGAGATCGAAGATATCATATACTTCAAGCGTGAAATGCTTAAGTCCATGAAGGTTCCGTATAGCCGAATGGATAGCATTGAAGGTTCTGCGTTTAATCTTGGGCGGGCTTCTGAGATTGACCGTGATGAAGTCCGCTTCCAGAAGTTCATCGATAGCCTGCGCATCAAGTTCTCTGACCTGTTCCGTCAGGCTCTGCGCTCCCATCTGATTCTGAAGAACGTTCTCAAAGAGAACGAATGGGACAAGATCAAAGATCGTATCATCTTTGACTATGCCCGTGACAACTTCTTCTCTGAACTGAAGGAAGCCGAGATTCTGCGTGAGCGTATCGAGACGCTGAACTCTGCATCTGAGCACATTGGTACCTACTACTCTAAAGAGTATGTCCGCAAGCATATCCTACACCAGACCGAAGAAGAAATCCGTGAGATCAAGGATCAGATTCGGGCCGAGGCTCTTAACAACGATGGTCTCCCGAATCCTGAGCGTGATGACGTTGAAGGATTTGGCGGTGGCGAAGGTGGGGGAGGAGCCGAAGGGGGCTTTGAAGGCGACCTTGGCCTAGATTCCGAAGGCGGTGAATTCGGTGGCGACGAGTTCGGTGATGACCTTGGCGATCCTGAAGGCGCTGCCACCGAGCTTGGTGCAGACGCCGAAGAAGGCGAAGACCTTGGCGATGAAGAAGACGAGTTTGATCTAGAGAACGAGAATCAATAATGTCTCACCTGCTCTTTGAGGATATCAATAGCGTCCTCTACGAAGAATACCTTGAAGAGAAGGCCGATGTGAAGGCCATGATCACCGATTTTGATCGGGATGCGCTTAATAATGCCATACATAATGCTATCAAAGAGCTAGACCCAGAGGCCGAAGTTGGGAACAATCTCAACAACGTAATCTCTAAGGTGGTAGGTGTTTTGCAAGAGGAAGCACCCCAGATTCAAGATAACTTTGAACGTGAAGACCGGGTTGTATGGGCCATCAAGTTTCTGAAGTTCCATCTATTGTGCTCTGTGGGCTCTACTACTGAAACTTGGTATAAGGGTAAGCGGTTCACCCCCGACCAAATGTCCGCTGAGCTTTTCAAAAATGTCTTCTCCAAGATGAACTTTATGAAGAAGCTTCAGAAGACTCAGGGCAGAGATTCTGTAGAGCAAGAATATACTGCATTTGGAACCGGAGGAAGATACACCCCACTTCGTATTAAACAGATGCTTGGCAATCTCTTGCGGTATCTCGAAACCGGAATCAAGCCTATCCTCGATTTCGTATGGGACCCCAAGTTAACTTACACCTATCTGAAACGTGAGCTTGAAGACATCTACGAGGATTACAAGAAGCAGCTGAAGGGCTGGGCTCCCGTAGATGAAGATGCTGGCGATAAAATTATCATTGCCTACAAGTCAGAGAAGATGTACTGGTTTGACCTACAGCGTCCGTCCTGTTCTCTTGAAGGTGATGCTGCCGGTCACTGTGGTAACTCTCCACGCTCCGATACAAATGACAATGTGTACTCCCTGTCTACTCTGAAGAAGGTGGGCAAAGATTGGTATCGTTATCCACACATCACGGCTGTCCTAGAGGATGATGGGCTTCTTGGCGAGATCAAGGGGCGAGGTAACACCACTCCTCACGGGAAGTACGGCGATAAGCTCGTTGACTTGTGCCTCCTCCCCGAAGTTGATGGCATTGGCAGAGCTCGTTGGGAAGAGGGCGAAAACTGGATGTGGGATCATTTCACTGAAGAACAGCAAAAACGCATTCTAGATGTGAAGCCCGGCTTCATGGTTGGTGAGTCTGGCGACATTGTATATCGTGGATGGGTTGATGGAACTGTGTCTGGGGGCGAATTTGAAGAGTGGCTCCGTGAAAACATCGAACTGAACTATACCGAAATTCAATCGGTCGATGGCGATGATATTATTACGAAACCGGGATATGATGTTTCGGATGTCTACAGACAGGCTGAAGACGGGCTGCATGAAAATGTAGAAAGATGTCTCCAAGAATATGTTGATGAACATGGCGATGATGAATGGGACATAACCGAAGACGACCGTGTAGATGATTTCAAGCGTGAAGTATTCTACATGTTCTATACCAATAACACGTGGTCTGGCGCTAAAAGTAACTTCCAAAAGATATTTGGAGATAGTGTAGACACCACGGCGTTCTATACTCGCCTCTATGAAGGTTTGCGAGGTATGGATGATTCCCTAGACGAAGCCGTGGAGAAGATCGGCGGGGACTTCAGTAAGGTTAAGAATCTCAGCATCTTTGATACCCCCCATTTCGACAGCCTCTTCTATGATATGACTAAAGAACTCTACGAGTATCTTGAGGAAAACACCCATGCACAGCGTGGTAGAATCGATATGGAAATCTCCGCTAACATGGGACAAAGCTCGTTTGCATACAACGACTTCTACATCCTTACAGATAAGGGTGAGATTGATGACATTATTCGTCATGACGATATCAACGACGATAACGGAAACCCTAATATCAAACTGGCGATCCAGATAGCTCTGGACTATGACCTTTTTGATATGACTGACCCCGATGACTATCCAGATTTTGGCCAAAGCAACAGCGGCGAGTATGATGCTGTTGGTGCCTTCTGGATGTTCCATTTTGGAAAAGATGCGGGAACATTTACTGGCAATTTAAGGAGAAGAAGTATTGGTCGAATGTACAAACAAATCACTGGTAAAAATCATCCTAAGTACCCCTCCTAGAAAAACAACTTTGTATAAATACTTCCAGATTGAGAGGATAGATTATGTCCGAATACACTAAACAACGTTCAGCTGACCTGCTCGATGCCATCAAGGATGAGCGCTATGATCGTGCTGAAGATGCCATGAATGATATCTTCGCACACAAGGCCGCACCCCTTCTTGACCAAGAGCGTGTCAAAGTAGCCAAAGATTTTTTTGGAAAGAAGTCCTAAGATGAAACTCATCACCGAGCATAGTGCAGACATCGAACTGCTGACAGAATCGGATGCAAAGACCGGTGAGAAGAAGTACTTCATCGAAGGCATTTTTATGCAGTCCGAGAAAAAGAATCGTAACGGACGTGTATATAAAAGAAACATTCTGGAATCTGCCGTAGACAAGTATGTCACTGAGCAAGTTTCCAAGGGACGTGCCGTTGGGGAACTGGATCACCCAGAAGGACCGACAGTAAATCTCGATAGAGTTTCGCACAAAATCGACGACCTGAGATGGGACGGCGATGATGTGTACGGAAAGGCCCAAATCCTGAATACTCCGTGTGGTCGTATTGTAAAAGACCTGCTCGACGGTGGTGTTCAACTTGGCGTCTCATCTCGTGGTATGGGTAGCCTTACGCAGTCTGAAGATTGTTCCTACGTTGGGGAAGATTTCTTCTTGAATACCGTTGATATTGTCCAAGACCCGAGCGCCCATTCTGCTTTTGTTAATGGGATTCTGGAAGGCGTTGAGTGGTTCAAAGACGAGAGCGGTATCATTCTGCCTAAGAGCATTGAAGAACAAGCGGAGACAGAACAGGTGGTAAGTGAAGAGCGTATGCTCGCTGCCGCTAAGAAGTTCCTCTCTGGAATTTCTCGCTAACAGGAGCAAAACGAATGTACGATGAAGATACTGAAGAAGACCTGATGGACGTTAATCCGTCTGATGATAACAACGAAAATGAAGCCGATGTCACTGTTTACGGTGCTGACGAAGGCGATGAGCTGGACGTAGACCTCGATGGTGATTCAGACCTCGAAGATGTCGATGACATGGAAGATCCAGACTTCGACGACGAGGTTGAATCTGATGAGCTGGAAGCCGACGATGCGGCTGAGGTTGTCTCCCAACTAAAAGACCTTCTGGCTGAGCTGGAAGAACTGGTTGGCTCCGACGAGGGCGACGGTGAAGAACTTGACCTTGAGGGCGACGGTGAAGACGATGAGCTGGATGTAGACCTTGAAGGTGAAGGCGATGAGCTGGATGCAGATCTCGAAGGTGAAGGAGAGGAAGAAGTTGAAGATGATGAGGAAGTAAAAGAAGCTACTTCTGATTCTGCTTGGGCGGGTACCTTGCAAAATCTTGAGGTTCCGGCTAATTCTCCGGGAGATAAGCAGGTTGCTCCCAAGTCATCCGCAACGAAAGCCAAGAAGCTTCCAAAACACTCTGTCGATTCCGGAGAATCTAAGTTCACCTCTACTGAAGACTCGGTTAATTCGATCAAGAAAGGTGGCAATGCTACCTCTAAGTTGACCCCGCCACAAGCGAAGGCCATCATGGACCTTGTGAAGAAGTACCAGTCTCAGAACAACCAGAACCGTCAGGCTGGCGATCTTGCAAGCGCCGTTAAGCTGAAGGCCATGGAAGCACTCAACTTCGACATGAGCGAAGAGATTGCTAAGCTGGCTCAGATTGACGAATCTCTCTCTGATGACTTCCTGACTAAGCTCGGTGTTATCTTTGAATCTGCTGTAAACACGAAGGTCGAAGCTATCGCTGCTGACATCGAATTACAAGCATCCCTCGCTATCGCTGAAGAAATCAAGCTTCTTGATGAGTCATATGCATCTAAGATCGATGACTACATGGGATACATGGCTGAGAACTTCTTCGAAGAAAACCGCATTGCTATCCAAGAAGGCGTTCGCAACGAACTGTCGGAATCCTTCGTAGCAGGCATCCGTAGTGTGTTCGCTGAACATTACATCGAAGTGCCTGAAGGTAAAGTCAATGTTGTTGAGGAACTAGAGTCTACGCTCGCTGAGCGTGACCAAAAAATCCGTAAGGTGTCTCGCCAAGCCGTTGCAATCCGCAAGGAGAATATCGAGCTGAAGCGTGAAAAGGCCCTTGCAGAAGCATCTTTTGACCTTAGCATGAACGAAGGGACAAAGCTGCGTAAGCTGGCAGAGAGTGTGGATTTTAAATCTGCGGATCAATTTGCTAGTGCAGTTGCTGATCTCAAAGAATTCCACTTTGGTAATGCAACCCCAACCACAATGGCCGAAGAGTCGCTGGTTGAATCAACAGAAATCTCTGAGCATGACGATATGGATGATGTCCTGAGTGTGCTGAATTTCACAAACCGCTAATAGTTCATAACCTGTAGAAACAAACCATTCGGAGAAAAGAAAATGGAATCTACTACGCAAGTCCTCATTGAAAAGTGGGGTAAGGTTCTGGACAGCGAACATGCTCCTGCTATCCGCACGGATCGTAAGGCAGTCGTTGCTCAGATGCTTGAAAACCAAAAGGCGGATCTGTCTAGCCAGCGTGTTATGCTGGGCGAAGCAGCTCCGACGAACTCGGTTGCTAACGCCGGTGTTGCTAACTGGGATCCAATCCTGATCAGCCTCGTGCGCCGTGCAATGCCTAACCTTCTGGCCTTCGACATGGGTGGCGTTCAGCCGATGTCTGGTCCTACTGGCCTGATCTTCGCCATGAAGTCTCGCTACAACAGCATGAGCGGAACAGAAGCGCTGTTCAACGAAGCTGACACCGACTTCTCTGGTGCTGGTATCCACGGTGGTGACACGTCATCTCTGATTGGCTCTGCTGGTTCTAACGACGCTGGTACGACTGCTTCGACCCTGATCGGTGCTGGTACCGGCGACAACGTGGCCGATGACTTCTCGTTCGGTTACGGTATGACTACCGCTGCTGCGGAAGACGACAACTACAACGAGATGGGCTTCAGCATCGAGAAGACTTCTGTTGAAGCTCGTTCTCGTCAGCTCAAGGCTCAATACTCTCTCGAACTCTACCAAGACCTGAAGGCTATCCACGGTCTGGATGCTGACGCCGAACTGGCTAACATCCTTGCCCCGGAAATCCTCGCAGAAATCAACCGTGAGTTCATCCGTACCATCGTATCCCGTGCTAAGCTGGGTGCACAGACTGAAAACATTACGACTGCTGGTTACTTTGACCTTCAGCAGGACGCTGATGGTCGCTGGTCTGCTGAAAAGATCAAGGGCATGGTTCTTCAGCTCGAACTGGAAGCCAACCAGATCGCCAAAGACACTCGTCGTGGTAAGGGTAACTTCACCCTGTGTAGCTCTAACGTTGCTGCTGCTCTGCGCATGGCTGGCGTTCTGGACTACGCTCCGCTGATGAAGACGGACGGTCTGAAAGTTGACGACACTGGCAACACGTTTGCTGGTACCATCAACGGCTGGCTCAAGGTCTACATTGACCCGTACGCTGTTGAAGACTACTGCCTCGTTGGTTACCGTGGTTCCCACGCATACGACGCTGGTATCTTCTACTGCCCGTACGTACCGCTCACGCAACTGCGTGCTACCGATCCGGGCAACATGGCTCAGATCATGGCGTTCAAGACCCGCTACGGCATGGTTGCGAACCCGTTCGCAGAAGACACTCCGCAAAGCGGTATTGGTAACCTGCGTGCCAACAAGTACTTCCGTATCTTCGGTGTCAAGGGCATCCTTGGCTAATCCGAATTCGGATACCTGAATTGAATGGGGCGAGCTTTAGGGCTCGCCCTTTTCTTTTCCAGATTCCACTTCAACGTGACTATGATACCTTCGGTACAGGAAGCTTGAACTCACGGAAATCAAACACATTACGGAGCGGGTCGTGCAGATCTACAAAATGAGTATCGGCATGCACAAGGCTGAACTTGCGCCACGCACCATCATACTCAAAGTAGACGTAATCTCCCCAAGTCGTGTCAAGAAACCCTTTAATTTGAGTTCCATCTTTCAGGGTGATGTCGCAACTATCCCACGTGCGACCACCGTGACTAGAAATCTTCGGGCGGTTGCATTTGGTAACGCCCGGAATCAAATTTTCGTGTTGCTTAGCCATGGGTCTCTCCTAGTTTCTGATATAAATATACACGAACAAAATAGGATGTCAACATGTCTATCTCAAATTCATATTTAACAAACACAAGGTTCAGTCTGACCTTTGATGACGCATCACTAAAGGGTGTTGAACTGTCCGTAGTTGAATGGCCGCATCCGGGCCTAACTCGGCCAGCCGCAATGGCTCCCGCTCGCACACATGATGTACCCTATCATGGTTCTCGGTATCAATGGGAAGACCTGTCTATCCGGGTACAGCTAGATGCTCAGCTCAATAACTATTGGACCTTGTACGATTGGCTCTTGTCAGAAGATACCAGAGATGTTATACTGACAGCTTATGGAGCTAATGATAAGCCCACGTCGCAGATTAAATATGAAGGCGCTCTAATAGAGTCTCTTGGACAGATTCCCTTTAATACCGGCGATCAGTCCGACGAAGTGATTTCTATAGATGCCACTATCAAATATACGAGGTTTCGCAAAGCGTGAGTGATTTGCTAAAGGAATTGCAACGAGAATGGTCAGAAGACTCCCCCATTGACAAAACCAAACTTGATGATGAAGCGCTGCGGGTGCCATACCTCCACTCCAAGTGGACCGGACACCTAAATGTAATGCGCAAGCTAGTGCGCAAGAAACAATTCGAGCTGGAAAAGCTCACACATCTCAAGAAGGAACATCTGGGCGGCTACCTGTCTCCCGAGAAAGTTAATGAACTGGGATGGGACCATAATCCATTTAACGGGCGTATCAAGCCCATGAAAGGCGAACTCAAGGATTGGGTCAGTGTCGATGATGACGTGGCCAAGGTCCGTGAGGAGCTACAGGAGCTGACAGACATCCGTGACTTTGTGATTGATGTTGTGGAAGCGATTAAATGGCGGCATACCCACATCCGCAATGCGATTGACTGGGCTAGGTTCATGAGTGGAGGATAAAATGACTGATGATGATTACGACAAGATTATGGAAGACGCCTACAGGATGTCTCGTGAGTGGAACCGGTCAGTAGCTGGCCGAGCTTGTGGCCAAGTAGACCACCCCAAAAACCATTTTGAATACTGGGTAGCCAAGGCCGCATTTGAGTATGGCATTGATGAGCATCAATTCATGAGGAATCGATACCATCACTATGTGACAGGTAAGCTCTATGAACTTAAAGGGCTCACAGAGCCTATCTCATGGGACGAGTTTGTAGCCGAGTCAAGTCCAATTCGTAACTGATAAATATCCCCGAGAGATTGGGGATATTTTTTTATGTCTGACGTTCGTGTCAAGAAGCTTAATAGCACCTACCTACAAATCGATGCTAACTCCGGTGTGATTCGGGAAATGTGGGAGCACTTCAGCTTTCAGGTACCCGGCTGTTATTTCATGTCTTCTTATAAGACTGGCCGCTGGGATGGCTTCATCCGCCTCCTGAACCCCAAGACCCGTAAAATCTATGCTGGCCTACATCGCCAGATTAAAGAGTTCTGTGACATCTCTGGATACAACTTCATCCCCGAGTCCACGGACTGGGAAGTTGCGCCCGGCGAACAGGTCAAGATCGACTTCGATGACTTTGCGGAATTCCTTGAGGGCCTGAACCTTCATGCCGATGGCCAGAAGATTACGCCTCGCCCATATCAGCTTGAGGCTATCTACCATGCTATCACAGAGCAAGGCTCTCTCCTGATAAGCCCTACATCCTCTGGCAAGTCCCTAATCATCTACTGCGTATTGCGCTGGATTCGCCTACAATCGGACAAGCCGATTGTGCTCGTGGTCCCGACCACTTCGCTGGTGGAACAGATGTACAAGGACTTTGGAGAATACTCTCAGTACGATGATCACTGGGACGTGGATGAGCACTGCAATAAGGTATACGAAGGCAAGTCCAAAGTGACCAGCGGCATCACGATCACCACATGGCAATCCCTAGTTAAATTCCCCAAGAGATACCTACAGGACTGCGTGGGTGTGATCGGTGACGAAGCCCATACATTTACGGCCAAGTCTCTGACTGGCATCATGGAGAACTGTATCAACGCCAAATACCGTCTAGGCACCACTGGTACGCTCAAGGACGGCGTTGTAAACGAGATGGTACTGGAAGGTCTATTCGGTCCCATCAAGCACGTCACGACGACCAAGAAGCTTATGGATGAAGGCCACATATCTGAACTGGACATCAAGATTGTCCGGCTCAAGTACCCGTCCGACACATGCAAGCTCATGAAGAAGTCTGATTATAACTCCGAAGTGAGCTTCATAAATAGTCATGAGTGGCGAAACAAATACATTCGCAATGTCACTCTGGACCTAGACGGCAACACCATTGTTATGTTCCGTCATGTCGATCATGGCAGACACCTGTATAATCTGTTCAAGGAAAAGGCCCACAAGAAACGCAAGATCTTCCTAGTCTACGGCGGAACCGAGACGGACACTCGTGAAGAGATCAGGGCCATTGTGGAGAAGGAAGAGAACGCAATCATCGTAGCATCTCTGGGTACATTCTCTACAGGCATCAACATACGGAATATTCATAACATCGTATTTGCAGCACCTACTAAATCATCAGTAACGGTTCTACAGTCTATTGGACGTGGCCTGCGTAAGTCTACAGATGGCCGGGGGTGTATCCTCATTGACATTGTGGATGACCTGTCAACGGGCAAGCATGCCAACTACACATTCAAGCATGGTGCATTGCGGCTTGAGATGTATGTCCGTGAAAAATTTAACTATGAAATGATAACCATCAACACAGGATAATAATGATGGAAGAAGCACTGCCGAACATTCGTTACATCAAGCTTACCAGCGGTGAAGAGATCGTAGGCCATGTCATCAAAGACAATGGTGACAGCATTGAGATCGACAATCCCAAAAAGATTCTCACTCAATATATCAACGATGATGACGGGTCCATCTACGGTTCTTATGCCTTCGTGACGTTCATGAAAGGCTCTTCTGAAACTCTTATAAATATGGGTAAGCAACACATTATCTGTGATGTGGCTCCCGAAGATTATATGATGGAAGACTGGTTGATGATTGTAGCTTCTGAGTTGGAAGATATTCAGACACAAGTATCCGACGATACCGAAGTAGAAACCAATCAGGAAACCAACGTAATTAAGTTTGGGCGTAAGCCCTTTCGAACGTAGTGAGAAATAGTAACTACAGTTACTAACCACTTCGTGGTGTTCGCTTGCGCTCACTTTCAATCTGTTGTATACTCTTTTCCGTTTTTGGCAGTAACATAACCGCTTTCAGCGGTGTTATGCCTACGGCAATTATACACCGAGACTTATATCATTGTCAACCCCCTTTATGCAGTTACTGCAATATTTTTTACTAAGTGCTTGACAACATGTACCAAATGTGGTATACTCGGTTTCAACAATAACAAGAGCGTAGTATGAATACCCAAACAGACTTCTATGTCAATAACAAGGAGTTCTCTGCGGCTGTAATTGAATATGGTTTCAAAAGAGCCGAAGCAGAAGCCGCTGGCAAAGAACCCCCTAGAGCATCATCTTACATCGGCACCAGTATCCTTCGTATTTGCGAGGGTGTGTCTATGCGACCTAATTTCCGATACTACTCTTATCGGGATGAGATGGTTAGTGATGCTCTAGAAAACTGCACTAAGGCGTTGGGTAATTACGACTCTGAGGCTGCGACCCGTAGCGGTAACCCCAACGCCCACTCTTATTTCTCTACAATTGCCTTCTATGCTATGGTGCGCCGCATCCAAGCAGAAGAGAAACAAGTTAATATTAAGATCGAGATGATTAACCGATCAGCTCTGGATGCCTTTATGGTACCCGGTGATGAGGCTGGCGCAGAGGCTACCTCTTCACTGATTAGTGAACTTCGTTCCTCCACCTCCTCATATGAGAAGAAGAAAGAGGATTCGAAGCAGGCTCACCATGGATGGTCTACTCCTGCGAATAACCGCAAGAAGCAAAAGACCACTCCACTATTTGATGATGAAGATGACGAAATCGATCATTCTAAATGATACGCATATGTGCGTGCGTAACTCCTCTGATGTGTTCATTGATTATCAGAGACGTTTCTACCAAGACTGCCTCTTCCCGTATATGAAGGAAAACGGCATTGACCATATCATCCACGATGGCGACTACTGCGAGCACCGCAAGCACCTTAACGTAAAGGGTGTAGCTGCCAACCGTGAACACTTCCTGAATCCTATGCTTGAGTATGGATTCACCATGGATGTGAAGCCCGGCAATCACGATGTATATTTCAAGAACACCAACAAGCTGTGTTCTCTGGATCTTGTGTTTGCAGGCTATGATAACATAACCCTCCACCATGACCCTATCATTCTGCAACGTGGCAAGAAGAAGCTAGGCTTCATCCCTTGGATTACAACGGATAACTATGGCCAGTGCATGAGCTTCCTTGAGGCCGGTGAGGCCGATATGATTCTCGGTCACTTTGAGATTGCTGGCTTTGAGATGCATCCCGGTGTGGAATCCACTCACGGTATGGATACATCTTCCCTGCATCAGTACGAGCTTGTTATGTCTGGTCACTTTCACAAGAAGAGTCGTAAGGGTAATATCATGTACCTTGGCTCCCAAATGGAATTTACGTGGGCAGATGCTGACGATCCTAAGTACTTTCATGTGCTGGATTGGGATTCGGGTGATGTGGAAGAAGTCCGTGTTCCCTTGACAATGTACAAGAAAGTGTTGTATAATGACGAGTTGAATGATCATCTAGGTACGTTCAATTCCGATGACTACAATGATAAATTCGTCAAGGTTGTGGTGGTCAAGAAATCCAACCCGTACCTGTTTGATAAATTCATCGATAAAATCTCTGAGTGTCGGTATCACGACCTGAAAATTGCCGAGAACTTCAATGACTACTCTGGTGACAGTGTAGAAGAAGAGATCGACTTTCAAGATACCTCCCAGCTCCTGAACGAATATGTTGAGGCTGTGGATACTCCTCTGGATCGTGATCGCCTCAAAAATATTATGCAGCGCCTGTATACAGAGGCGCAGAACATGGATTTACATTGAGGAACACAATTGATTATTTTTAGCAAACTCAGATACCGAAATTTTTTGAGTACCGGCGACACGTTTACTGAAATCGACTTCCTGCGCTCCCCGGCTACTCTTGTGACCGGGGGTAATGGTGCAGGTAAATCCACCATGCTTGATGCTCTGGCCTTCGCCCTGTTCGGCAAGGCCCACCGTAACATCAACAAGCCGCAGCTGGTCAACTCTGTGAACCAGAAGAATGCTGTAGTTGAGGTTGAATTTGAGGCTGGTAAGAAGCAGTACAAGGTCCGCCGCTGTATCAGCCCGGCCAAATTCGAAATCTACATGAATGGGAATCTGTTAGACCAGTCTTCTACTGTGCGGGACTACCAGCTCTTCCTAGAACAGAATGTCCTGAAGATGAACTATAAGACCTTCCATCAGGTTGTGGTTCTCGGTTCTTCTTCCTTCACACCTTTCATGCAGCTGACAGCTAACCACCGCCGTCAGGTCATTGAGAACCTTCTTGACATCTCTGTGTTTACCCAGATGAACCAGCTGCTCAAGGAAGAGTCCGCTCGTGTACGTGATGAGACCAAGGATGTAACCATCCAAACCTCCCTGCTGGAAGGCAAGGTGGACATGCAGACCGATCACATCGCTCAGCTGGAAGCCATGGCTGACGACCAGCTGGCAGAAAAGCAGCAGCTTATCAAAGACCTTACTGAGCAAGGCAAAGCCCTTGCGGGTAAGGCAGATGGCCTACAGGAGAAGATCGACAACTCCCGTGCCGAATATAAGGCTCACAAGAAGGAGATCGATTCTAAGCTGAAGGTGATCCGTGAGAGGCTGGCTACCCTTGGGGCTGAACACAAGGCTGCTGCAAAACACCTCACGTTCTTTGAGCACAATGACAGCTGCCCAACGTGTACTCAGGACATCGAAGAAGAGTTCAAGGCCACCAAGATTCGAGATCTGAATCATGATGTCGAAGTTGCCATCGGATATATCACCGAACACGAGGCTGAGCGTGATGACGCCATGAAACTCATGGATGCCCTATCCAAGGTTATGGACGCTATCCAGCGGGATGAGAAGCGCATTGCGGGCTACAACTCTGAGGCCAAGCAAATCATGAAACAAATCACTACGCTTCAGGGTGAAGTCTCTATTCTTCAGAAGAAGGCGGAAGACACCATGACTGCCCGTGAATCTCTTGATGCTATTCAGGCTGAGCTGAGTCAGTATAGAGAACGCAAGGTCACCTTGACCGAAGAGATGAGCTACAACTCCGTAGTATTCGAGATGCTGAAGGATTCTGGTATCAAGACCAAGATAATCAAGCAGTATCTCCCGGCCATGAATAGACTCATCAATGAGTACCTACATGTCCTTGATTTCTTCGTTCTGTTTGAGATGGACGAGTCTTTCAATGAAACTATTCTGTCTAGACACCGTGATAGCTTTTCCTATTCTTCATTCTCTGAAGGAGAGAAGCAACGTATTGACCTAGCCATTCTGTTTACTTGGCGTCAGATTGCTAAGATGAAGAACAGTGTTGCTACCAACCTGCTTATTCTTGACGAGACCTTTGACTCTTCTTTGGATGTTGATGGGATTGACAATCTGATGAAAATTTTGTCTACTCTGGATGCCGATACTAATGTATTTGTTATCTCTCACAAGGGCCATCTCATGGCCGAGAAGTTCGAGTATGGATTGAAATTCGAGAAGACCAACAATTTCTCTGTTATGAAGGAAAATTGATATAAGGAACCGTTGACTTTCCAAATTCAATATGCTATACCATTCTCAAGATAAGGAGATTGGCATGGCCAAATACAATTTCATTGACGCAACCCCGAAGCTGGCTCGTATCATGGCTGGTGAGAAGTTGGACGTACTGCACGGCAACTATTCCACCGCATCTTTCGATCCGCAAAACCGGGTGTTGCGTCTTCCTATTTGGGAAGATGCTGATAGGGATGTGTACAACCTACTGGTCACCCATGAGGTGGGCCATGCTATGTTTACCCCAGAGGACTGGAATCATGATCTCAAGGAAGAGATTCCGGGCTGTCCACAGGTTATTTTGAATATTGTGGAAGATATCCGCATTGAGAAACTGATTCGTCGTGAGTATCCGGGTACGTACGGAATGTTTGTTCGTGCATATCAGAAAATGCTGAATGCAGATCGATTTGGGATCAAAGGAATTGACCCCAATACACTTGGCTTCCTGAACAAACTCAACATCCATGCAAAATGCGGAAATCTTGTTCCTCTTGCCTTCGACGAAGATGAGGAGAAGATGGTGGATATTGCCATGCAAATTGAGACGTGGGATGATACCCTTCGTGTTACTAAATTGCTGGCCGAATTCGCAGAGAAACGTGATCAGCAACAGTCTCAGGATCAGAGTGACGGTGAGTCCTCTGGTGATGAAGCACAAGAGGGTGAAGGAGGTCAATCCTCTGGCGAAGGTGAAGAAGATCAATCCTCTGGCGAAGGCGGTCAATCCTCTGACGTTGGTGAAGAAGATCAATCTTCTGATGCTGGTCAATCTTCTAACGAAGGTGAAGGCGGTCAATCCTCTGATGCTGGTGAAGAAGGTCAATCCTCTGGCGAAGGCGAATCTGATGCTTCTTCTCAAAAGGGATCCAAGGATGTTGCCCCTGAACATATGCAGAAGAATAGCGACGTGTCCACGGATACTACTATGCGTCAGTCAGAAGATGATATGGCTTTAGGTAAGGATACACGTGTCCTGCGTATATCTCGTCAGGCCGCACATTCAACCGTGACTGATACTTCCCTTGTGCCTAAAGATCGATTCTCATATAAACGATTCCAGCGCAGTAACAAGGCTTTTGTGCAACGCATGGTCAATGAGTTCAATATGCGTCAACAGGCTCGTAAATATAGAAAAGTAGAGATTGCCAAATCAGGCCGGATCGATCCCGTTAAATTGCCGATGTATAACAACAGTGATGACATCTTTGTTCGTTATGGGATTGACCCTCAATCCCAAAACCATGCAATTTGTATGTATCTTGATTGTTCTGCTTCTATGCTCGATGGGAATCGTCTTAAGTTTGTAGCCCGTGAAGTTGGTATCATGGCCGAATTTTGCCGAACTGTGAAGATTCCCTTCCAAGTTTATGGGTGGACTTCTTGTGGATATCGTCCATCTCGCCTTGGGGTAGCAAATCATTCTCACATTAACGATATCAGTAATAACCATATGCAGTTGTGGATTGATTCCACTATGACACCGATCAAATACAAGGCTGCTATCGGCGCTCTCCAAGAAGTCGTGGAGGGTAAGCAATCACTAAATATGGGCGGCACTCCTTTGACCGAAGCTAAGGCCACTGCTGCTATCCTATCAGAAGAGTATAAACGAGCCCACGGTGCTGATAAATTGCATGTTATTTTCTTGACGGACGGGTACGGTTCTGGTAACCTAAACTGCATTGATGGTTCTTCTAATGGTTACAGCCATCAAACATTCAGTGTCCAGCTGGAAGGTCAAAGGCCATATGTTCAGCGATATCCCGAACACGTCACCGATGAACGTTGTCTTGATGATCATATGCGTAAGATTTGCGATAACTACATTCTGATTGATGTTGGAGATACCGCTAAATTGGGTAATGAATTCTATGCCGAGGCGTATAATCAAATCGCTCCTAATTACAGCTATGACTCTGTAATTCGCATCTCATTAAAATTGAGATCTTGGGCTGTCGAATTCTCCGGTGGTCAGCATGTCGATGGTGACACCTCTGGCTCTGTAGTGCGTGAGCGCAACTCTCGCCAGTATGGAGACTTTCGTAAGATTTCTGCAATTCTTGGAAAAATGGTGGCATAGGGGATTGACTTCCCCTTACCACTCCTATATTATGATATTATCTTTGAAGGAGAGAATTACATGTCTACTGAATCTAGTGTTTATATTCCGGAGATCGATCCAACATATGTTGCATGGGGCGATCACGACTTCCTGAAATCTGTTATTGAGCGCCGGAGGTTCTTCCCGGTGAACATCGTGGGTCCAACCGGTACTGGTAAGTCCATCATGGCTGAGCAGGTTTGTGCTGAGCTTGGCCGTGCCTACTGCCGTATCCAGATTACCCCGGAGTCTGATGAAGATTCCCTTATTGGTGGCGTACGCCTTACCGAGCAGAACGGCGTGACCGTCACGTCCTTCCAGTATGGCCCTGTCGTTGAGGCTATGAAGGCTGGCGCTGTCCTTATGATCGACGAGATGGACCGTGGCTCCAATAAGATCATGTGCCTTCAGGCCGTGATGGAAGGCAAGCCTATTGTCATCAAGCGTACCAATGAGGTTATTGAGCCGCACCCGGACTTCACCATCATTGCTACCTCCAACACTAAGGGTCGTGGTGACGACTCTGGCAAGTACATGGCTGCTGTCATTATTGATGATGCTTTCCTTGAGCGCTTTCCGGTTGTGATCGAACATGACTACCCGGACCCAAGTGTTGAGGCGTCTATCCTTCGAAAGCACATGGAAAAGCACAGCATTGACGATGATTTGGTTGAACGTTCCCTGTTGCGATGGGCTCAGCAAAATCGTGAACAGGCTGACGAGGACGAAACCGTAATCTCTACTCGCCGCTTGTGTCTCATCGCTGAAACGATGGCGTTCTTCTCCGGTGATACGGATTATGATCTCACAGCTATCCGCATGGGGACAAATCGTTTCGAGAAGGAAGATCAGGCCGCTCTTATCTCCGCTTATGAAAACATCCGCCCTGATGTGAAAGCTGAGATTAAGGCTGCTCAAACTCAAAAAGAACTTGATGATCATGTCAAAAAGCATGGAAGTGATGCTACAGATATCGCCTCCAAGATCATCAAGAAGTACGAGAACCGCAATACTTAGATGAGTTCTGCTTCTTGATTCGGGAGGCAAGGGTTTTCTCTCCTTTCGCCCTTGCCTCCCTGCGTAATTTATGATATAATATTGAAACTGAAAGGCTATAATATGAAACTAACTGATACTTCATTATCAATCCTTAAAAACTTTTCGTCTATCAATCCCAATTTATATGTCAAACCCGGCAATGTCATCAAGACCCGCTCTCAGAAGCAGGAGCTTGCTGTCAAGGCCACTATTGATGTTGATTTCCCTGTGGAGTTCGGCATTTTTGACATGGGGCAATTTCTGTCCTCTATTGCACTCGTAGAAAACGCTGACCTAGAATTCTCTGAACGCAGCGTTGAGATCAGGGGCGAGGGTACTCACCTGAAGTACAATTACTCCGATAAGAATGCGCTGTGTACATTTGAGACTGAAGTGAAGATGCCAGAACCCAAGGTGGAATTCATCCTGAAGGCACATGATCTTGACCGTCTCAAGTCTGCTGCATCCATTCTGGGTCATGACGACATCACATTTATTAATGTTGATGGACATCTGACCGCACGTGTGGATACCGTCACGTCCATGAATAAGAACGTGGCATCCAATACCTTTGATATCGACCTTGGTGCCGATGCCGGTACCGCAGATTTCTGCTATGTGGTTAAGCTTGGCCAGCTTGTAATGCTGCCGGGCGACTATACCATCAAATTCGCATCTCCATCCAAGACAACTCATCTTGCCGAATTTTCATCACTGCAACATGAGTTGCAGTACTGGATCGGCCTACAACGTGAAAGCTATTATCATGACTGAATCAGATCGCAAGACTATTAAAGAATATTTTGCCGCCATGGTTGATTCTCTTGGCCGTGTAAGGGAAGAGCAGGAATTCCAGAAGGAACACACCGCCGAAATTGCCTCCAAACTGGGAATCAAACCGGCCCAGCTTAAGGCCGCTGCCAAGATCGTCAATGATCAGTCCTACACCAAGAAGACTGATGAGTTCGACACGATCACCAATCTCGTTGAGGTTGCTATTCGATGACATTGTGGACGGAGCGGTATAGGCCCACCCGCATTAGCGATGTAATTCTACCCAAGACCCTGACCGCCGTCATGAACGATATCGTCAAGACCGGCGACATTCCGAACATGATTTTTTATGGTGGTCCGGGTGTGGGTAAGACAACTGTGGCCAAGGCCCTGATCGAAGAGCTGAATGGCTCGTGTATGATGATCAACGGCTCTGATGACTCTGGCATTGACGCCCTGCGTACCAAGGTGCGTAATTTTGCGTCTACAGCGTCCCTCACAGGCGGTCAGAAGGTTGTCATCTATGATGAGGCCGATGCCCTCACAGCGGCTACTCAGGCGGCTCTGAGGGGCTTTCTGGAAGAGTTTGCGGACAGCTGTCGCTTCATCTTCACATGTAACCACTACAACAAGCTCATTGAGCCCCTGCGTGATCGCTGTGTATCCTATGACTTCTCTGCTGCTGTCTCTGATAAAGAGATGGAGAAGATGCAAGCCCGGATGTTCCAGCGCCTCACAACCATCCTTGATGGTGAGGGTGTGGAGTATGACCCGGCTGTACTGGTCGCCATGACGAAGTACTATGCTCCTCGCTGGCGTAAGCTGATTGGGGACTTGAACCAGTACTCCAAATCTGGTAAGATCGACACTGGTGTACTAGCCATTCTCAGCAAGGATGAATTTGCTGAGCTGGTGGGATACATGCGTGACAAAAACTTCAAGGCTGTCCAGAACTGGGTGGTTG